ATGGGGACGATCACTGCCCGCAAGGGCAAGAACGGCAAGCGGTATACCGCGCAGATCAGGATTAAACGAGACGGCAAAATTGTCCATACGGAGTCGCTGACCCGTGGCGTTCGAAAAGATGTCTCGGATTGGATGAAGCGCCGCGAGCTCGAACTGGCTCAGCCAGGTGCTCTGGACGCGCTGAAGAAAAAACCAGAGGATAAGACGTTGGCGGACGCGATCGACCAATACCTCGAGTCTCACAAGAAGGGCATCGGCCGAACCAAAAATCAGGTACTTAGGACTACCAAGGAATACCCACTTGCCGACAAGCTCTGTCAGGAGATTACCAGCCACGACGTGGTGAGCTTTGCGGAGACGCTGAGCGGCAAGCGCGGACTTCAGGCCGCAACCATCACCAGCTACCTCTCGCACCTCTCAGAGGTCTTCTCTGTGGCCGGAGACGCGTGGGGCTTCGCACTTGACGACGCGGAATTCGCGAAAGCCAGAAAGGCATTGAAGCGAATTGGTCTGATGGGGAAAGGAAAGGCTCGCACGAGGAGGCCGTCGCTCGACGAGCTTGACCGCATCCTGACCGGTTTCGCGAGAGCCGAGGAGATCTATCCCGACAGCATGCCGATGACAAAGATTGTGGTCTTCGCGATATTCTCAACTCGCAGGCAGGAGGAGATCACGCGGATTGTGCGGGCGGACTTTGAAGAGAAGCATGAGCGGATCATGGTTCGCGACATGAAGCACCCAGGGAAAAAGGACGGCAACGATACCTGGTGCGACCTAACGCCAGAAGCCATCCGCGTCTTGAATAGCCAGCCGCAGGAGTTCGAGCTCTTTTTTCCATACAATCACCGCACCGTAAGCTCGCGCTTTACGAGGATGTGTCGGTTTCTGGAAATCGAAGATTTGCATTTTCACGATCTGCGGCACGAGGGTATAAGCCGGTTGTTCGAGATCGGCTACACCATCCCGAGAGCGGCAAGCGTCAGTGGTCACAGATCGTGGAGCTCGCTTCAGAGGTACAGCCACATCAGGCAGACCGGCGACAAGTACAAAGGCTGGAAGTGGCTGGATATCGTCTGCGGATCATAAGGGCGGGTTATGACGGGCGGGTCATGGGGAGTTGGGGGCTCCCGATGAGTCACGTTTGTTTTCTGCGTCGTTCAATGCCCGAGCGAGAAACTCAGCATTGCGTTTATCCTGTGCGTCATCTGCTGTGATGGCGATGAACGCGAACGGTTTGCCGTTGGCCTGCTCTACTTTGTAGGACGTGAAATCATCGACGTAATGCGACTGACTCACGACAAAAGGTCCACGCTTTTCCACGGCCTCGGCTCCGCAATATCTGCATTGCATTTCACCATTAGGGCCATGCGGGGTGTAATCGCACCCTGCCCCACTTGCTGCGCATTCCATCATTGTTCCACCTCTTGTCACAGATTGTTTCGGCCGAGATAAACCGTGGAGTGCACCACGTCGCAGTCATAAACAATATTGAAACCGTGCTCTCGGATCGCACGGCTCAAAACCATGTAGCAGCCTGGCGGCCCACCCCTTGTCGGATAATTCCAGGCGTTGGGATAATGCTCTTTTGGAAATACGACACGAGCCAGATCGTAATACAGCATGAAGCCGCCATTGCTCTTTAGAGCGGCTACAATCCTGTCTTTGATTTTCGCTTGTTTTGCCATGCCCGCTTCCTCTATGTTGCATCAGCCTTCACCCGATACGGGAATTACAAAATGAGAACCCCAGAACAAATCCGCTCCGAAATGCTTCAGCTCGAGCAGGAGCTGCGCGAGGCAGAGGAGCAGGAACGCAAGCAGGCAATGGCCGGAAACGCCATCAAGGCAACAGCCCTACTCTCTGCCATGCGGACGGCCTACAAAGAGCTGTCGGACATGTTTCCGGACACGTTCGAAAGCGACAAGTGGGCCGCCATTACTCCGCAAGCCTGGCCTCGCGACAACAAATTCAAGCGCCTTGCCGATCTGTCTGAAACGCAGGTTCACGAGGCCAGAGAGCGCGGCAAGGCTGCTGTCGATAAGCTGCTATAGCGGATAGACTACAGCAAGCGATACACGGCGCTCTCAACCTGCGACAAGAGCGACTCAACCGACCTTGCACTGATAGTGAGATCGGCGACGATTGCGGCTTGTGCCTCGTCACTTTCAAAGCCGGCCGGGCCTTCGTGGTCTGGCCGTTCAAGGCGGATTACAACCCCGCCACACTCGCGGAAATAATCGACCTCGTAGACGATGGACTCGCAGACGATCCTGGCCTGCGGATGGAAGCGACGAGCGCGATCGATCTCCATGCCGAGCGTCCACGGCACGCCCATCTCGACACCCATGAACTTTCCGAAGCGTTCAAGGAAATGCCGCGGCGCCACCTCACCTGGAAGGAAGTGTGATGGCACGTCTTTCAAGTCGCCGTAGACCATACGATTGGCGAGACTGTAGTCACCCGTCAGGTAGCCGAAATACTCGTATGCCGCAGCCCTCCCGCCACCGAAAGCATGGATCGAGCTGAAGCGGTAGTTTTCGACCAGATGACGAGCCGCTGTCGATTTTCCGACGTTACGCTTGCCGGTGAAGCCGATCAGAGGTGGATGCGTCGTCTTTGCATCTCCTGTGGTGGCCGGCAGACTTGTGAACGGCTGGTCAAGCGCAGCCGATGCCATAGCGATGGCAAACCTTTCATCGCAGTACATTCAGTTCCTTTCTGTGGTGGTGACTTATAGGGACAACATCAGGGCAAGCCTGTTGTGCAGCATCAGGAACTCCTGCTCGGCGTATTCCGGATGCCAGAATTGCAGGTCGATTTCGAGCGCCGGTCCCGGCTCGTAATCCCATTCCATGTAGACCATGTTTTGCGCGCGCTCGTCGCTAAGGATGCGGTCGTCTGCTTCCTTCACGACTGTCGGCACGTATTGCGGCATACCCAGGTAATCCCAGACGCACGCCTGCACCGCCTTTTCCAGAGCGGAATACCCGCGAAGCCATGGCTTCACCGGCCGCGGCACATCTGCGAGGTACGCCTCGCTGTCGTCGTGATGGAGACCGTAGAAAGCCTTCACCGGGTCGTGATTATTGAGTAGCCAATTGCCGACATGAACCGCGTGCTCAGCAACGCTGTAATAGCGCTTGCAGTGACCGTTGTATCTGCACTGCATCGACAGGCTGTGGGCCACATCTTCCAGGTGAATCTCATCAGACCGTGGATCCAGAGGCCAGAACTTCCGGCCGGAAAAGGTCTGCATGTAATCCCCGGCCCGCTCTGGTGTAAGCGGGCCGAAGGTCTCCATGATATGGTCGTCTGCGAGTTCCATGTGGTGCCTTTCTGTGGTGGAGTTGGTGGTTAACAAACCTCGTTGAAATACTGGTTGAGCAGGGCGTTCGTGAATGGCGGCGCGGCCTTCATCAGATCAGCTATTTCGGTTTCCTCACCGCCTGCGATGATCCGCAGATCTTCGACAGACTGCGCGGCAAGCCACGCATCGATCTCGGTCAAATAGCCATTGTCAGCGCGCTCAAGGAACGCCCGACACTCTTGGCGCATCTTCTTTTCCGAGCGCATACGGTTGATGCCGCCGTTGTCATAGGCGATCTCGACACAGGCTTTTTCGATCCCTGGAAATCGGCATTTCATAGTCTGGGGGTACCCCTCATCAGTACGCCGTCGAGCCAGCCGCGGTAGGCCGGCAGCATCACTTTTGACCATTCCGCGTGCATCAGCCTCACCTGCTTCCATCCAGCATCAGCGCCAACGAACAGCCCGCTTGCCAGAATTGAAAACCAGGCAAGGGGCGTCAGGATCAGAAACATTGGCGAGAAGAGCAGCATTGCCAGGCTGCGCAAGAGCTTGTTGCGCACGTTCCACGGACTCAGGCGCATGTCGACGCCCCCTGCATGACACGTGCCGCGGACAGGGTAACGCGACCATCCTCGCCGAAACGTTTGTGATACGTGATGACTTTGGCGGATCTTCCGGAAAGCCAATTTGATCCATATGCGTCTGGAGCGGCGAGCGTTTCATGCTGCTCCACCTTCATCAAGTCGGTTGTCTTGAGCTCGTCCGCATGTTTGTGACCAGTGTGGGCGTAACTGATGCTTGTGCGCCCATAAATCTCGCGGTATTTCCCCACCAGGATGGAGTCAACGTTCTTGACGCCGCGGCGATGGCCATGGTGGTAAAACAGAGAGACGTCGCCATGCTCAATGACTGAATAAGTCCCAGGGTTTGTGTCAACCCGAACGCGTGGTTCGTCATCGTAAAACGCTGCCATCATTTCCCGCAGCCAAACCTCGCCAGCGGGATCGTGGTTGGCATCACACATGATGACGTCAAGCCGCTTGTGTTTTTCCAGCAGCATGTGAATGACCGTGCGCACGATCCGAATCGCGGCCCGCACCATCTTCGGGTAACGGCTATCACTGTCCAGGTGATGGCCATGCTCAGGCGTCAAGCTCCTGAATGAATCGTAATGCAGGAAGTCACCTAGCTGCGCGAACACGGCACGCTCAGCAGGCGGTGACTGTGCAATAGCAGCGGCGAACCATCGTAGAATTAGTTGCTCACCGATCCGTAGGTCATAATCTCCCGACCCGGTCTCCTCGCCCCACGCCAAGGCGCCGAGGTGGTGATCCGTGATCGTGTACTGATTCAGCAAATCAGACAGCGTGTGAGCCGGCGCATCGATAGCTGGTGCTCGCGGAATCTCTTCCTTGAACGCTTCCACCGCGGCGCGCATCGCGTTCGCCTGTTGCTCTTTGCTGGGCTCAACAATATCCCATCGAGCAATGGTGCGCCCCTGCCCATCCGACAGGTTGGAGATGCGCTTTGGCAGGAATCCGTCAGGCAGCTCGAAAACCGGCCCTTTTTTCTGCTTCTGCTGTACATAGTCACCCCGAGGAGTGTTTGACACCTTGGTAATTTCGAACCCTGGCATGACAGGGGACGTTCCAAGCATCCCCTTCCGCGCTGCCCTCTGAAGGCATTCCTGCAACGCTGTCTTGCCGATGCCGAGTTCTTGCGCTGCCGCGCGGTACGACCCGTGCTTCAAATAAGCCGCGTGCCGTGCCTCAAGCTCTTCCTTCGAAATCTTCATGCAGCTTCCTTCGGCTTTGCTGGGTCGCGGATCACGACATATGCGACGATGTCGCTGGCCTGCTGTTTGTGATCCCACTCGAAAATCTTGGCAGCGACTGGAACGGTGACGTACCCATTCCGGAGCTTCACGCTCACAACTGCCGTCCAGTGCAGCGGGCAGTCTCCCCCGCCCCACTCAATCCAATTTGTTTCGTTCACATCTCGCTCCGAAAAGGCCGCCACACTCTTGGAACGGCGTGGCGGCAGGCTTTCAGGGTTGGAAGACTTCTTCGATCTTGAAGTCGATTGCCTTCGGTGCCGCGGTTTTCAGGAAGTCGCGGATCTTCTTTGCCGGGGTGTAAAAGCCCATGTACGGCGCGCCCCTGATGCCGGCCGTAGTAACGCCGATGAGCTCATATTTTCCATCGGGCCGCTTGTGATAAAGGGCGCCGCCGCTGTTGCCGCCGATGATGTCGGGCGTCGCGCGGTAGTATTCCGTGTCTTCGTTTCGCTCGGGGAAGTTGATCGAGTCGTAGGACGAGAACAGGCCTTCCGTGATCGTGAGGCCGAGCCCCATTGGGTAGCCAACGGTGTAGACACGGTCTCCCATCTCGATCGAGATTTTCTCGCCGGGCAGCGTTGCCACCGTGTCGAAATAGGTTTCCTTGTCGATGAGCTCGACGACGGCCAGGTCAGCGCTGAAAGATTTGGTCTTGTATTTGGCGACGTAGCTCTCGCGCTTGACCACGCGGTTTTCCTGGTAGACAGGAATGTCGACCGTCATGTTCCTGCTTTCGGAACCCTTGACACAGTGTGCCGCGGTCAGGATGTATGTGTCGACGTCGCCGGTCTTCTTGTCCCGGTCGGAGTAGATCAGGGTGCCGCTGCAATTTCCGTTCAGCTGAACCGTAACGCCGAGCATCTCCTCCTGCCAGGCAGCATCGGCCGCGACTGCCACTGATGACTGTGTGATTGTGGCCGCGAACGCCAGAAACAGCGCGCCGCGGACAAGCGCAAAGAAACGCATGCCTTTTCCTTTCTGTGGTGGATATCTGGGTTGGTGGCCCAGCATGCGTTAATTTCATATACCAATTCTACAAATTTGTCAAGTCAAACAAAAATAGACCCCGCCACGTTTCCGCAGCGGGGTGCTTACTTTATTGCTAATCTGGTTTTCGCTCGTGGAGGGAATCGAGCCGCGAAGTCAGGTGTCTGAAATCATCTCGAAGGCCGCCAACGGCCTTCAGGATTTCGTCTCGCGTTTCCTTGAGTCCCTGCTTCGAGACGTAGTTTTCGGCGATGTGAAGCTTGTGAGCCGCTAGCTCGCCGTGCGTTAGGCGGGCCAGCTCCGCAGCGGAGTCGGCCTTCAACTCAGCGTCCTTGCGGGCCGTGGTGATCTTTGCGTCAACATATTTCCACACGCCGAACATAGCCCCAAAAAGTGCCAAAATGACCCCAACAAATGGAATGATCTCAGCGCCGGTCAACCGCGCCTCCAAGCAAAGATGGACAGCGCTTTCGAAACCAGGCTGGACGTCGTCTGCAGGCCAGCGCCAGTAAGGCCGGAGTAGAAGAGGCTGTTGAAGATCTGATCCGCCCACGGCTTGATTGTCATCGGCAGGTTTGAAACCCCCCAGCCGAAATTGAATGTGGTGTCCAGCATCACCGCACACCACCAGCCGCCGAGCGGAACTGCAAACATCGACCAGACGACCCAGAACATAAAGAACGACATCTGCATTCTTTGCGTCGTCGACTGCTCCCTGAGCCAGTTGTTGGCGAGCTCGGCTTTCGTCTTGAATCGCTCCGTGTCGTTGTCGAAGTAGTGATCCACGGTGTCGAAAATCCGACTCAGCGGGTTCTTTCCCAGCAGCAGGCTAAAGAAGTTCATTCGACCTCTTTCCCCCTGAACGTGTTCCACCGACGCTGGATGACATCACGGTAGCGCCAGGCGAAATAGCCGGCCGCAGCCACTACGGCGACCGCTGCGACGGATACGATGAGCCACACAGGCACGCCGAGAGCCGTTGCGGTTGTCGTCACACCGACAGCAGAACCTCCACCCTTGGTGATCGCGTCTTTGACGGCGCCGGCATCCCGGCGAAGCTGGGCAAGTGTTGCCGGGCCAAGAATGCCGTCATTGGTGAGATGCGGGTGCGACTTCTGATATTCCAGAATGGCGGCCTTAGTGTTGCGACCCATCCAGCCATCGATCGCGCCAGGATTGAAGCCACGAGCCGTCAGAAGCTCTTGAGCCTCTTTGACGACAGGATCCGGCTGCCTGCCCGGAGCGTCCGATTCAATGCGCTGAACACCCTCCCCTGCGCCATCCGGATACACGCCGCGGAAGATCAGATCAGCTTCAGCTTTGCGGCGATTCACAAGGCCTTTGATTTTCCGGCCGCCAGACTTCACCCAGAGCATCAGCGATGCCTCTGCCTTGGCCCAGGACTGATCGCGATACCGCTTTACCCAGGTGGCGTCGTGGATCCGGCCCGTGTTGAAGTCGAAGGACACGGCACCGTCAAAGGCATGCTGACGTACGAAAATCCTTTCGGCCTCGACTCGCTTTTCGAATTTGCGAAGATCCTCCGCAAAAATGGCCATTGCCTCTTCGCGTGTGATCTTCATTCCCGGCTTCGGCACGAGGCCACCAGCTGCGGCAGTGTGCCCAACGCCGATCGTCCAGACGCCTTTGACATCCGGATAAGCGCGCAGCACAACGCCCTCGTGGGCAGCGATTGCCTCGCCGCCACGTGCGCTTGTTTTCATGAGATTCTTTCTGTGGTGGAGTTGGTGGTTAGGATGTGGTTGTTGACGGATTAGAAATCTCGGCGCAGCGCTATGGCCGTCACCGTCTTACGAACGGCAGCGTTGAACATGGATCACCTTTTCCGGCCTTTGCGCCGATTGTCTGGTTGCTAGGTTGTAAAATCCAAGATAGACGTGTCTTGACATTCACGTTTAACGAGCGTTGAGAATGATTAAAAATGCAGTGTTCCATCTTGGTGCACACAAGACCGCAACTAGTTCTATTCAGCAGTCATTGAGGCAATCCGGGCTCCGCCAAAAAGGCGTCCTTGTGATTGCAAAGGGGGCGGCAAATAAAGGGCGCGACCTATACAAGGAGATGGTTAATCCGCTCATTCGAAACAGCTACACGGCGCAAGATATAGAAGCCCTCTCCTCTGCCGTGGTTGACGTGATCACCGCACTGTCAAAGCGACACCGTTGCGACAGCGTTATTTTGTCGGATGAAAACCTAGGTGGACCAATGCCGGGATTGTCACCATTGTTCTATGACGATGGTCCACGCATCCTGTCCTCCATTCTCGACAAGCTGAAGCCGGAAGCATTCACCGTATTTTTGACCTGCCGGAAGCAAGATGACTTTCTATGTTCCTGCTATCGACAGCTCTATCATCTCGGAAAGCCCCAACTCCTTGAGGAATTTTTAGAGTCTTTCCACCCTGGGCGAGCTGACTGGAACGCAATTGCTGACAAATACGTTTCCGCAATCGGCCGAGACGGCTTTCGGCTGTTACCATATGAGGCCGCAACCGGTTCATTTGTGCCATTCTTTCAGGATCAGCTTTGCAGGATCGGGATTGACGTAAAGCTTGCCGACAAGCACGCGAACATTTCAGTAGACCATCAGAAAGTCGCGAAACAGCTACTGGCGAAGGACGGTCTAAGCCAGGAAGAGGCACGCAGCATTGCCATGTTGGCGCAACCCACCAGCCGGCAGAGTGGATTTCCGCCGATCATTGCCCGCGCGATTATGGGGCCACTAGAGGCGGGAAACAGAAGACTTTTCAGAAAGCACCTTAGAGAGTATCGCGGCCATAAGCTTGGGTACTACCAAGCAAACAATCTAGATTTGATCAAGGCGTTTCGTCTTCCGGCTTTTCCGATCGAAGAGAGCAATATCTTGAATTATAAATAAAATTTTCAACTTCCTTATTAGTAGTCACAGTCATCTCTTCACAATTAGCAACGATGACGACAGACTCGCCGGAGAGTATTTTGTCGACCAAATGACCAAGACCAAAAGTTTCAGCGGGTATCGGATTAGCCTCCAATTTGAACTTTCTTGAAGGCTGCGCCTGCGGCATAGGCTCGCCAAGAACGATGGCGCGGCACCCAGGATTTTTTATTGTTCTAGGCAGCCCATCAGCGACCGTTAAGACGTTATAGGGATTGCGACAGATCGTTCTAGACATGACTACCCATCCCAGACTTATCGCACAAAACAGAACGCCACCGCATAACCCTTTTTCGGGTCGAACGGCTGGCGAATTTCCATGCAGAGCACGTTGGTTTCCGCATCCGACTTGGTTCCTACACCATCAGCAAAAGGTTTGACGTATTCCCCGACAGCGACTGTCTCATCAACGCGCACATGGATCTGGCCGAGCAAGCCGACGCAAGTCCACTCTTCGGGCCGGTCAGACCGGCGCACGTTTTCAATCGACGGATCATAATCCGGATTTTCACGCTGGATCTTGACCAACGGAGCCGGTACCGGGTTCGGGACAAGCGGTGCGGGCTCAGGGTTCGGAATGAAGGGCGACGAGGCAACGAGCTTGCGAAGCTCGACAATTTCGCCTTTGTCGTTCTTGACCTGCACCTCATCAAAGACAGGGTGGTTCGGATTCGGCACACTGCGCGGCCAATCCGGGTCTGGCACCTTTTCCGGCCAATCCGGGTCTGGCACTTCATCATAGAGCTCTTCACCGAACTCTCCAGTCAGGAAGCGGCCCGCCCAGGTAAACGGCGTGTCGCCTGCGACAACCAGAGCCGTTGCCGAAACAACGCCAAGAACTCTGTCCCCGTCACGTGCAGGGCGCACCTTGCGGCCATTCAGCGCGACCAGCGAACCGAGCAGGATGACACCATGCTCAAGGTTCTCGAAATATTCCGCATAGTCCGTGAAGGTGTGCGAGCCGTTGAACGCACCTGCCGCGTAGACTTGGCCGTTCGGATAGGCATGCCATTTCATGTTGGCGGTCGAAGCCCCACCTGCGCCGCTATCGCCAAGACCAATTGACCGCGTCACATTATTAATCGTGCGCCGACCCGCAACAACAGCACCGTCAGCCGTCGCATTACAGGTATTTGCCGCGAGTGCGACCGAGAAAGTCCCTGTTGCAGTTGATGCACTTGCGGCTATTGCTGCGGCAAAATCACCGCTGACAGTGCTGTCTGCGGCTGCAAGCGCACCTGACACATCGCCAGTAACATCTGTATTGTCGGTTCCGAGTGAACCTGAAGCCGTACCAGTGACTGTTGAGCCATTGATGTTGGCTATATTGGCAGAGAAATCGCCCGTGCCGTTGTCAACGCAAGCATCTACGGTGTCCGAATAACCGCTCCCACCATTGGTGACAGTGACAGTCAGAATAGCCCCGCTGCCGTCAACTGTCGCAACTTCAGCTGTCGCCCCCGTACCGGGGCCGGCCCGATCAAAGATCGTGATGTCATCCCCAACCTGGAAGCCCCAACTCATGTCATTTGCATTTGGAGCGATGGCCGTGATGACGCCGCTCGAAACGGTGACGTCAAGAAGATCGCCGCCTCCGCGACCGACAGAACCGCCAGCACTTGCCGCCAGAAACGCAAAACGGCCACTCACAAAACCATATCGAGCTGAAACAGAAGAGCAGCGTTCGTTGCTCAGGAGAGTAAACTGGCTGCTATATGCGCCGCCGCCAAAACCGCCAACGACCCAACATTCTTCGGACCCGAGCGCAACCGACTGCGGTACATCAAGCTTGCACTGCCGTGCTGCCCCGCCGAAATACACGTTTCCACGGCCGCTAGAATAGGTCGAAGCCGCAAAAACACCACGCGTGAATGTGGTGTAACAATTGGTTGAAGCAATCAGCGCCAACAGGTCGTCCGTACTCGCACCGCTCTCTGTCGGAATGGGAAGCACACCGCCACCATACGCCGTCAAGTTCTGCGGCGTTCCGGACAGCTCAGCCGCTGTTATGATGGATTTTTCGAACCTGTCTTCTACGCGCTCCGGCGTCATCACCTTATCTGACGCAGTCCCCGCTTTCGCTTCAGCTTCGGAGGCAATGTCGTTGGTCCAGGACACCGAACTAGCGTCGAAAATTTCCAACCAATCGCCAGACCCACCGGAAACAGGATCATCGCCCGTCGCGGATGCGACCTTCAACTGATACCACTTGTCATCTGAACCGGTAACGATCTGCCCCTCTGCGTAGGTGGTCCCGTTGTCGTACGCACCTTGATGATCAAACTGCGCACCCTCTGCCGAGCTGACAAGCTGTCGCCATTCCGAACCGGAGCGGAAAAGCAGAGTGCCAACGCCATCGATAATGTCGCCGATAGCAACATCCGCCCCAGACGCAGACTTGATGTTTTCTGCGCTGCCGCCATCGATAGCAATGGTTACCGTTGTGCTTGTGTTAGTTCCTGGCGGATCAGGCAGAATAAGGATCTGCACCTCAGACGGATCGACGCCGGTTTCCGTATCGGCCGTGATAGCGTTTGCTGTGCCACCAATATTGGTCAGCACTGCAGCAGTATCTGGAAAGCTGCGAAGCTTGCTCCAGGAGCCGCTCAGCGACTGATAGATGCCGTTATTCGTTCCTGTCGAATCCGCAACGACCCAGGCCATCTGGTTATCTGTGGCACCGGTATTAGCGTCGAGCTGAGCCTTCGTGCTATAAATCAGCGCGCCGAGAGATGCGCCAGTAGCGAGCTGATTGAGAAGTGCGCGAATGTTTGCCTTTTTGGGCTTGTAGCTTCCAGACGACGAAACACCGTCGACGTTGTAATCCCGAAATTCGGTATTTGGAGTGAGTACTGCCATGTAATTTCCAAAAAAAAGGGGCGGCCGAAGCCACCCCTGTGTTGGTCAATGTGTTTCGTTTTCTGGTCCGGCCTACGTCACAGTCACAGACCCGCTTTCAACTGGAGGATCACTCTCGACTCCACTGAAGTTCGCTGCTGTGAAATAGTAGTAGTAACTGCCGGCCGATAGGCTTCCATCCGTGTGAGTGTACGCCGTGGACGGGGAGCCGTAGAACGGGCTGCTTCCAATCTCTGTCGCAGTGCTGAAGTTGTCTGTCGTGTTGCGATAGATGTGAACACGAGAGAAGTTTGCGCTGTTTGGCGTTGTCCATCCGAGATTAGCAGACCCGACACTATCGACAGCGCTAACGGAAGTTGGATCGCCAGGTGGCGTCTCGTCAGCTGTTGCGGTAACGGTAATGCTTGATGTCCAAGCACCTTGACGACCAGTTAACGTGATATACCGCGCCTGAAATTCGTATTCGACGCCGTCATCCATAATGAACCCGTCAACGCTCGTGGCACCATCTGGAACAGTTATCGATGTCCAGTTCGTGTCTGCGGTCTTCTTTCCACGAAGCTCCGTCACCAAAGCATCGCCTGGATCATCAAAGTCAAGGACAGGGTATGGAACCGTAACCCCACCGACAACACGGTTATCGACCGTTACGTCAAAGCCAGCGACGGCAGGAATTGTATTGTCGACGACTGCCTCATCAACGACTGGAGCGTCACCTTCCTCCTGATCTTCGTCCCAGGTGTAAGCCACGGCACTCATGGCGCGAAGCGTCAGCGTGACGCTTTTCAGGATACCGTTGTCACCGATATTAAACTCGAAATTGTCAGTTTCGAACGCGCCCTGAATTCGAGTATTTCCAACGGTGTAATCAACCGCAACGAATTGCTCCTGGAACGCTTCCATAGCCTTGAGGCGGCACGTTACCGTGATGCTCCAAAGCGGATTCAGTCGGTAATACTGGATCTTGAGTAGTCGCCTAGCCTGACTGTGGGAAGGCGTCCAAACAAGCGGGTAGTCCTCTGGAATTTCACCGCGGGCCGCCACACTCGTTGCGTCGATCCACGCATCTATGTCTGTAAGCTGATAGTCCTGATCTTTGGAAAGCCATTTGCCAGTCAGCTTGTTCGCGACATCGGCGACGTTGTTCCCGCGCCTCAGCTTTGAAAAGCCAGTGATCACGGTGTTGTCGAGCAACACGGTTGGCTCGTAGTATTCACCAATAGCGATTGACATGCCGCCATCACGTGTCAGAATTGGACGTGCGTCACAATTCTTGAGCATGGCGTCAAGAACGCTGCCAGGCGTCTCCGATAGCTTATACGCCCCCCAAAGACGATAGCGCTTCTCTGTCCCGCCTGCTTTCAGGTCGATATCGTCGTCGCATCTATTCCAAGCCGTTAGCCACGCAGCGGATGCGAGTGTTGTATCAAGCACCTCTGACGGGATCCGCATCCCGTTCTCGCTTTCCATGAAGTGCTTGATCACACCTGCTGCATTGTCTGACCATTCCGTCACGCCAGTCGAGATGTTGGTCACCTTGGTGAACTTTCCCTCGATGCGATAAAGAGTGTTGATGCCATTCGGGAACGTGTCGTAATACGACGATTGGCCGACCGGGAACTGAGTGGCGTAAAGCGAAACAACTCCCAGACCCTTATGGCTGGAGGTCCACTCCGAAAACGCAGAGGCAAGATTGGTGTAATACGTCTCTGTGCCGTCTCCGTATCTCAGCTCGACTCGTGCCTTGGAGTTGTAAGGCGAGCTCGTCACAATGCCGCTTCCGTTGCGGGTGACGGTATTGTCGTCGATCTTGACACTCAAGAGCTGAACCAGCGGACCTTGGCAAATCGCCAGAAGCTTGTGAAACGAACCCTGTTTCGTTTCCGCGAACACCCAGTTTCCACTGGCCTGATATTGACCATAAAACACCTGACGGTCAGCCGCGGAGGCTCTTAGGGATTGCTGAACATCTGTCGGGTTGGAGGCGGAGGCCGGAACTTCCTGAGAGAACAGCGCGTTCGCTAGAAACGAAGCCCCGAATGCCAAGCCGATGCTGACAGCTGCTCCAAAAATCGAACCGGCAATACCAACGCCGGCAACTGTGTTCACAATAGCGAGGGGGGCGCCGAGGCTGAAAAGCAGCCCGGCGATAGGTACAGCAATAACTTGAGGCACTATTACAACCCTCGAGGTTCAATTCGCCATGCGACGATCGTTGCGCCTACGTCTGCGCCGATGAAACCATCTGCATCGCGGGAAAACCATTGCGACCCGTCAAAGACAGCCACACAAACTTTTCCGTGTGTGTAGATAAGGCCGACGTCGTTTTCCTCTGGCTCGGAGGTGCGCTTAAACCCGCAGGAGCGCATAACTTCCTTTACGGCCCTTATCAGACCGCCCGGCTGAGCCATCCACTGCTCCGCTAGATCAACGGAGTTATAACCTCGGCCGAACTCTGCGAGCGGCGAGCGCCCGATAACCTCTTGAACACGTCTGTCGGCCATCGCTGCACAACTCGCATTCTCCCACGAAAATGGAATCTGCATCTCGCGTTCGATGAAGTCGGCCATGCCGCTCTGCTGCATATCAATAGTCCGGATAGGTAAATGTCTTGAAGACAACCGGCGCCACGAACTGGAAAAACTTGTCGCCTGGGTGCCTGATTTGTTGATCGCGATCAGTGAACCGGCCGCCGACAGGTTTTGTGCGGTTGAAAAACACGTTTTCAGCAGCAACTTCGATCGTGCGTACCTTCTGTGAGTCGCCGTCGAATTCGATTTCTGTTTCCGTGATCTCTGGCGGCTGCATGAATCCGAAAAACACACAAGGCGCCGCAGCGACGGGTTGCCATTCGTCATCGAAGAACTGCAGGTAAATTCGCATCAAGCGATCTTGCACTTCGCCAGCATCCTCAAGGGCAAGGCCGATCGCCGTGTCTGTGACGCCACTCAGGGAGACGGTCACCTTGTCGGATCTCGTTGCATTCTCGAACGACAAGCCGTCCACGCGGCCGGCGCCGAAGAGAGGCTTATACTCCACGCCATTGACGGTTAACTCGTCGAAACCGTTCCAGACGCCCATCGTTTCATCGTCGAAATTCAACTCGACGAGCAATGCAACGCGGATGGGTTGAGACGAAAGCGCCTCAACCTCATCAGACGTAAAAAATGCCATTCTTCCTGACTCTCTACGCGGAAAGGTCTTCCACGAATTCGACGGTTCGAACCGACAGGCGTCCAGACTTCAACGGCAGCTCCATCTGCCGATCATCCTTCAGCCGCATACGGCAAACAGGATCCGAAAAATTGAGCTCATCACCAGAAATTACGGCTTCTCGCAGAGGCGGCCGGAACGTGATTTCCGCGAACTCTTCACTTGAGTAGCTCACCGATTTCACCTCATACAATCGCTCGAAAAAAGAAAAGACATGACCAGGTTCGATCGTGTCGCCGTAGTGAATGGTAATGTTTGCTGTCGTCGCGCGCTTCGCCAGCGCTGTGTCGGTTGTCACCAACATGGTGGCGCCGACATACCCCGTGTCATCGTCGAACAATGCATCATCATCGTGCGCGACCTGATCGTAAGCGCCAGAAACAACTGGCAACGGCTGATAGCTGCGACAGTAGGGCACCACAATCGGAGCCCCCCTGCCCTGCAGCTGAGCTTTCAAGCCACGCCAGGCTCGCACCGTCGCCTCACCCCTGATCGGTATGTCAGCGAGAGTGCACCTCCAAAACCCGGAGTCCCCCTCGACCACATCGGAAATTGACGTGCCGGAGATCGGGCCGCTCAAGGAAACCGGCGTGAAGTCGAACATCGGCTCTTGCGAGATCAGCAATTGCCGCGGCCAGTACAAAGCCATCAACCATTCCTCTTCTTCGCATTCGCCAACAGACTTGGCATTGATTTATCGACGGCCTTCACGCTCGATTGCACCGCGACTTGAACGATGGATCCGGATCTGGTGCGGATCTGCTGATCAGCAATCTCTGCCATCCTGCCGCTGTCGTCTTGAAGGATAATGCGAACAACATCATTCGACGCAGAACTACCGCTGAAAGACGGAATGGACGGAGCCCCAACGGCCCCACCATTTGCATAACCGCGGAGCCTCTTGCGCATCGCGTCGAGTGCCCCAGGGCCGCCAGCCGCTCTGACCGAGTCCTGGTCGAAGACGTACTCGCCCTTGTGAACCACGCCGGCCGGCTGATACTTCCCGCCAGGGCCTGTATAGCCGCCCTTGTCGAATGCGCCGAACAGCCCGCCAAGCAGGCTGGTGAAAATCCCACCAATGCCCCCGCCACCCTTGCCGGGCATCGGGAACGCAGCGTTAATTGCGATATCGATCAGTTTGTCGCTGATCTTTGTCAGCGCATTGGAAAAGATCTCCGCAGCGTCTTTGCCGTCACGAAAGCCGCGGATAATGTCGCCGGCCAACTCTCGCTGCAGGCCGACCATTTCTTCGGCGCGCTCGCGGATTTTATCCTGACTCTCTGCGAGCTTGTTGGACTCTTGCACCGCGGCAGCGTATGCCGTGGATAGCCCTTCAACCTGCGCGGCAAGTTGTGGCGTAATTTCCAGACCGTTGCGCTTTGCATCGGCCAAAAGTTGCTGCGCTGTACTGGCCTTGGTAACCGAAAATCCAAAGTCGTCGATTAGCGGGTTGAGCCCACGCTGCGCCTCTGTTTCAGCCTTTAGAGCTTCCGTGCGCTCCCTGATTTGCGCGATATCATCAGCGAACTTGGCACCGCCGCTCTTCTTGCCACCACCACCGCGGCCACCAGACTTAGCGGGCGGAGTGAAATCATCAAGAGAAACCGTCTTTGCCGCCTTCCGACTCGGGCCGTTTCTCGCAGGCGGGCCGTATGAAAGCGGAGTATCTCCAAGGCTCGGATTCGGCAATGTGGCTGGAATGTCAGCCGCCTCTGCTCGAAGCGCGGCGAGCGCGCCACGAACCTCGTTTAGACGGGCGATCGCTTCAGTGTTATCGAAGCCAAGATTGGTATTTTTCTCAATCGTGGCCTGCAGAAGCTCGACTTCGCGTTCCAGGCCAGAAATCTTGGTTTCGGCTTCCGAAACATCCGGATTTACCGCATTCCCTTCTTCATCCAGAAGGCCAAGCGCTCTGTTCAGGTCTTCGAAAACCGACGCGTTGCCGATATTGGTGAAGAATGTTTCGAACTCGGCATTCGCTTTGGACAGCTTGTCAATTAGTCCGGAAACATCAAAATTATTGATTGCCTTAGCGGCAAAATTCACACCGTCAGCGAAATTCTTGCTTGCACCAGTGCTGTTGTTGAACTCCCGAGCTGAGTCAATGAGAGCGGTTTGAAGATTTCCGAGCGCCTGAGCTACTGTAAACTGAGCGTTTGCCACCTTCTCCGCAAGTGTGGGAGCCCCTGCTTCGAATGCCCTGAAAAACGCCTCTGACGACACCTTGCCGTCAACAACCAGCTGACGAAGCTTGGCTACAGAACCACCAGCCTCCTCCAGTCCGCGCGCAGCAGCTTGTGCAATCGGCAACGCGCCTTCAAGGATGCTGTTGAATTCTTCTGCGCGAACAACGCCTGAACCGAGAGCCTGACCCAACTGCAACAAAGCGCCAGACGACTCGGCCGCAGATTTACCAGACACACGAAGCGCAACAGCTACGTTGTTCGTAAATCCAAGCAGCTCTTGGCTGCTAACTCCGAGTTCCTTTTGAACTAGCGCGGCCTTACCGTAAACCTCAACCAGGGCCTCTAAAGGTGCAGCATTTTCGATTGCCGCGTCTCGCAGCTTCCCGTAAACCTTCTCGAGCTCGATACCGGAAAGTCCGGCAACCTTGAGCGAGTTATCAATTCTGGTCGCGGCGTCTGAAAGGTCTTTCAGACCACGCACGGAAAGCGCTGCGCCGATCGCCAGAGCCCAACCGCGGGCAGCGGAGCCAATGCTGGCTCCGATCCGCTTGTTCATGGCAGCAAACCGACTTTCAATGCGTCTCGTTGCCGTATTGGTGATGCCTCTGGCTTTATCCAGCCCCTTCTGATACTTGCGTACATCCGCGCTAAGCTGGACAACCAACCGCTCGAGATCTGTTGCGGCCATTATGTTTTTGCCCTACAATATATCGTTATGAAAAAACCGTTTTGGCCGCGCTTGTGGCAATGACGACGTTCAGCGCTTACGCGAACGAAATAGACGACGCCATGAAGCGTGTCGGGCCAGCTTATATGTGCGGCCCGGAATACGAATACCGTGCATCTCTAAGCGATCTGAAATCAGCCCTGCTAGACGCTGGAGTGCCTGAATCTCTAGCCGTGTACGCCGTCACCGGGATATCCGAATGGATCGTCAAGGAACACTCGGCAAATAGAAAGACGATGACGGCAGAAGATTGTAACCGTGTCTACGATCGCTAGGCGTCACCACGCTCCTTCATCCAAGCGAAAATTTCATCAGCCTCTTTGTCAGAAAGCCTGCTCTGATCATCTGGAGAGTTGGCCCTTATGTAGCCATCCAGCGCCGCCATGTATTGCCACATGGACATCTGATTGACCTGCTGCGGCGTGAACCCCATAACCACGCCCGTTCCGTAAATCGCGGAGACACGAAATTTGCCGTTCGGAAGGGAGTCTAGGGGTTCTCCGTCTCGTCTTCCGTTTCGGGCTCCCCCGGCTGCTCATCCTCCGCACCGAGCAGGCCCGCTGACAGAATTCCGATGGCGTGCAAAAGGTTCTCAACCGGAGGTCTTGCTTCAACATATTGGCGCACCAGCCGCAAAGCTTTTACTGGCTCGAGGCCGCCTCCGATCAGGCCCAGCCTGATAACGTTGGAAATATCCTCAACCAGCCATGTACTGTTCTGCATGCGGTTCAAAATGACATACGGCCCGGCGTCACATTTTTCCTGGAGCTCGACCAACTCACCCCAACCAAGGCGGAATGTGTAATCATCATCCGCCCAGGTTAGATCAATTTTTGCGTCGCGCATTCCGGATTACGCAGTGACTCTGGTCAGTTCGCCATCGCTCTGCATTTCGATGGCCATTGTGACGCGGCCACCCTGCTCCGCTGACGGATTGAGCGAGGACACGTGCATGTATCCTGTCCAGGTCGTGGTTGTGCCGCCCGTGAATTCAATCTCGATCTTGACCGGCGTGGAAGATGTGCTCTCCCATGCGTCAAGCCAGGTGGTCAGGGATTCCGAGGCGACAACGCCTTCGCCGGAGACGGAGGCAGACTTTGATGTCGCGTCGCGGCCAATCCATGCAACCGCGTCGGGGTCGTCGCAATCCGGGATGAGAACGTCAGCAAGTTCCTTGCTGAGAGTCAGTGATTTCTGAGTGAAGCCACATGGACTGGTGTAAACAATCGGGTCGCTATCGTCGCCGAGCTTGATGAGAAATTTGCCAAAGCGGGTCGTTGAAGCTTGCATTGCTCTTGATAAACCTCATAAAAAAACCCGCCAACTGGCGGGTTGCTGTAGTTCTGGTGATTTGTGCTCTAAAGCAATGTTAGAACTTTATTGCTCTTTTTAATGTTGTCGACGGCCCATAGCGGCCTGAGATTTGTTATCGCCCAACAATGCTTGAACTCTTCGTCTTCATGACTTTCAAACGTAAACTTTGATCTCGGAATAATGTGGTCGATATGCCAATCTCCCATATTATCCCACGTCATCCCCGGCAAAAACTGTTTCTCAAGGTGACGATAAAGATCTTCTAGGGAATATGGAACAATACTAAGCCACGACTTCCCCTGCTTGCCACCCTTAAGTCCGGACCTTACAAGCTGGCTCATCCTGTGATGCAGCCTTTTGCATGGGTCCGCGTGACGCTTGACCGCAGCGCGAGCGGCCCGCGCTCTTGTTAGTTCCCTTCGTCGTGGATCGGACTTGTCTTTCTCTCTTCTTTCCCGACTCCACTTTTTGACGAGTTCGGGATTATTCCTTTTGTATTCCTTGTGAATCTCATCACGGGCGGATTTTTGGCAAGAGTCGCAACGCTTTTGAGCCTGCGCCAGATATACAATCTGTGTGCCGCAATCCTGACACGGCACTGTGTCGCCAATTTTCTTTGCGCCCTTTAGCCGAGTTTTCTCGTGGTATCGTTGCAGTTCCATTGCTCTGCGGCATTTCTCACTGCAATACTTGTTCCCGCCCTGCCTAGCGGGGAATTCAGAATCGCAGACGACACACTTTATTGTATCGCCAGCTATAACTTTTCCGCCCGCCCTACGAAGAGCAATCGCACATTCAGAGCACCGCAATTGACGGCCACCAGTCCGCTCACACTCGCGGCCACACGATTTACAAATCAATTTTCGACCCCTAACGATTTATTTCGCAGGTAGTCTGTTTTACAAATTTGTCAATCACCTAGTTCGACCGTGGCTATAAATGTCATGATTGCGCGGTTCGTGGCGCCATCCGATTCACGCCTGAAACGGGTGATCCTGTGCTGGATGTTTGCGAGCGCATTGTCCGTGAGGGAAAATTCAGCGTCGTGCAGAAGTTTCTTGATGATGCTCGCGATCTTCTTGACCTGAGCGCTGCCGTATGCCTCACCGCTGCCACGCGAATAAACGTCGATCTGAAAAGTGATCTCGTCCGCGTAAACGCAATCGGCGTCGTCGGGTGTGTTGTCGGATGGGCCAAATGCCACATACGGAAACGTGCTGAAATTGTCTGGCACACGATCAAAGAAACGATTTGCGCAATACCCTGCGAAACTCGCGTCTGCCTTGACCCGCGCCATAACTGCGAGTTCAAGTTCGTATTCTGAGCTTTCAGCCACTCGCGGCAACCTCTTTTGCGGCCTTGTTTATCGACCGCGTAATTCTCGATTTTGTACGCTTGCGCAGTGCCCGATAGGACACAAAGAAGAATGGTGATGCCGGGATTGCCGGGATCGTAGCGCCTTTGAACTTTCCGCCAGCCGTATGCGAAGGTGTTCCGAATTCGACCCAGGCCGCGTAAAACGCCTCCTTGCTGCCGGCGTAGATTGTGAGCGTTAAATCCTGCCCCGCGCCGACACCCTGAACCGTTGCGATAACCACAGAGCCTTCCGGCGCCTTGCTCCCCCATCGCCAATCGATCGAATCGCGCAGCGTTCCTGGTGAGTTTCCGTGCGAGCCGCTAGAGCTTACCGGGACCAGATTTTTCATCATGGCCACGATTTCATCAGCGCCCTTAGCCATTGCCTCCCGGATACGCTTCTTGGCAACCACCGGCATCAGCGCGAGTTTGCGCTCGAGTCTTTTTAATCCAAGAATTTTCGCCGTCATTCGGCCGTCCCTTCTTGAATCAGAATTTCGAGAAACGCGTTCTTGCTGGTGTCGTCAGTGGCTGGCGCGATCACGGCAAAGGTTCGGTCGTTGTTTCGCGCGTCTACGGCCCGCCAGGCGGTCGTAATATCGCGTGCCTTCGCGCTACTCCGGATCTTGGCGATGTAGGGCTGCTGTCCCTGCAGTCTGGCCGCCTGGACGGGCTCAGATCCTCGCAGCGGCCGAAGCTCTGCGGCAGCTGTAACCCTCGTCTCGAATTCCCCGGCAATCATATTGCCGAAGCCATCGTCTTGCAGCGAGCGCTCCTGAAACCACAGGAGAACACGCTTATTGCCTGCACTCATCCTTTGGTTTCCCGGTCTTGACTGCCTTGCCGGCGCCCACTGCTCGAGTCGCGCACGCGCGGGTGACAAACTTCGTCATCCCCGCGCGGTATGCGATCGTTACTTCTGATTTTGGGCGCCAGTCGAAGTCATGAGTGAACCGCACCCAAGGCAAGTTAAGCGGACCTTGCGAGCACGATTATGGTGTATGTGACTGCGGTTCCGGAGGAGCTGTTGGCAACTTTCAGATCGTCAGTCGAGCCGGCGCCTACGGTGAACTGGCCAGCCGCATTCGGAGCGAACAGCACAAAGACGCCGCCAGGCTTTACCGACACTGTCGGGTTCGTGCCGCCAAGCAACGGAACCGGCGCAGTCGCGTCACCCAGAACAACGTCGTTGGTGTTGCCCGCATCGGCCGTAACCATGACGCCGACCACCTCGGCCGCGGCAAGCGTGTCGCCAAATGCCGTGGTGAGCTCGCCCGCGAGATCGAGGTCTTCACTGCCGGATGCGGCAATGGTTCGCGTGTCGGCCCAGACAAGGTCGGCCTTGTTGGCCGTTGTGCCGTCCGTGAACTGAAGAACCTTCTCAAGCTCGGGGACGTAACGCTGTGCAGCGAGATCATTTGAACCGGTTTCGGTGGCCTTGAACTTCACACGAAGTTCGGACGTAAGAGACATTGAAAATCCTTTGTGATGCCGCGGTTAACCCGGCCAGTTTCGATATGGCATGAGAAGACGATCGATGGCCTGAGGAACGACGTAGACCTTCTTTTCGGAAACGTCTTCACGGTTATCGAAAAGAGTTCCGATCATCAATTTTGCCGCGTGTTTGACAGGCGCTGGAACAACATCGTAACCACTCGTGAAGCGGATCCTCACCGAGGCCGGCTCACCATTCGTGTCGGGCCAGTCCTCATCGATCGCCGGCAGGATATAGCCGCCGCGAAACTTCACTTCAGCGTCGAACGTGCGGAACGTCAGAAGCTCCGTTTCAACATCCGTGTCTGGCGTGTAGTAGACGTTGTCGACCGTCTTTAGCGGCGGTCGCGGGATCCGCAAAAGACCGCAAGGGAAAGTGCAAGCGGTATATTCCCAAACCTGCTCAACCACAGAAATTCCGAGCCATCCCTGCTCGCCACAAAAGTTTTCGGTCACTACGGCCAGGAGGGCGTCGATATAGTCGTCTTCATCGTCGTGATAGACGCGAAGATGCTCTTTCGCCTCATCCCTGGTCAGTAGATTTCCCGAATCCATCGAAATGAGGCGAAGACTCATCTGACGCCTCCATCGTTATTTGTCGGCTGATTTCGGGCGCCCGCGTCGCGGTTTAGGCTCTTCCTGGCTTTGTTCGGCCGGCTCTTGCTCTGGCGTCTTTTGCTCGATTTTCTTCCCGCTGTCCGCGGCTTCAATCAAGCCTTCCTTCTCCAGGCCTGGGGCGCAATCATGAAAGTCGGCCTCATCACCGACTTTCATCATGATTGCTTCAATCCCATTTTTGGCATACGGGAAGGGTTTCTTAACCCTGTGCAGCATTAGGCAACCGCGGCGAGCGCCGGATGACCCTTGACCGCAACAGCGCTGAGCGTGCCGCCTGAGGTCGTGCTGGCGGAAGTGATGTTCAAACGAACGTATCGCTTCGTGCCACTGTACCCGATTTTCTTCACTGCATTGTCATCAGCGGCTGCAAAGGTGGCTGCGGCGATGGTGCCAAGCAGATCTGCGGCGACAACGGCAGAGCCGTCAGAGAGGTCATCTTCGTCGCCTTCGGTGATGGAAGGCGTATAGGTGCCGTCCGTCAGGGTTTCGGATTTGATGAGAAACTCGACGCTCTCGTAATCGCGAGTATCGATGATTTCACCATTCGTCGTGGTGTCGGAACTGATCGCGGTGGAATCCAGTGCATTCTCGGCCGCAATGTTGTTATGAAGATCGCGTACAGCCATGGCTGCTAAAAACCTCGTTTCTTGAAAAGAAAAGAGCCGCTATTCAGCGGCTCTGATTGTTGAGTCTTGGGACTGCTTACGAAGAAGCGATCTTCTGCAGCTTGACAGCTTCGAAGTTCACCACAGCACCACCGACGCGACGACGCGTGTAGTACTTGGTGTAAGGCTTCGCGGTATACGGATCGCGGAGCAGCGTGATGCCCAGGCGATCAACGATCGTGTAGGCACGCTCAAAGTCGCCGAACGCCATTGCGAGCGCGTTAGCTGCGATGGTCGGCATGTCTTCGGCGCGAGTGACTTCGTAGCCAAGCAGGGTAGCCGGCTGACCATTGCGCACGTCGCCCATCTGCCACAGGTAGTTGCCCTGGCCATCCTTGAGCTTCATGACGTCGCGCACGGTCGTGCGTTTCATCATGAACCGTGCGTTCATGGTGTAGAAGTCCTTCAGGCTGAACACCAGGTCGTAGACGCCGTCAGATGTGACGGTGGTGGCGCCACCGGAAACGATCTGTTCAATCTGCCCGTTGCTTGTGCCGGCATCGTAGGTCAGGAGACCGCGAGGCTTGTTGACGCCGTTGCCGTTAAAGAATGCGGCAGCCTCGACGCGACCGAAGCGCTCACCAACCTTGCGATTGATCCAGCCATCGACGTCAAACCCACCGTCTTCCAGCATCTGCTGGGTAACGCGAGGCTCGGCGTACATCTCATGAACCGCGATCTTCGATTCACCGAACTGCGAAGTCATGGTTTCAGACGGAGCCTCGGTTTCGCCAATCCAGCCATAACCGAACTCGCCTTCATCGCGAGGGATGATCAGCTCTTTGCCGGAGATGGATTCAACGGTCGCATAGGCGCGCAGATTGGAAGTCTCGTAGACCTTCTCGATGATGCGACTGGAGGACTCGGTCGGCACCATATAGCCGCCATCTGGATCCGAGCCGGTGGACAGTGCGGCCTTGATGTCGGTGCTCCGACCCTCGCGTGCACGCAGGTAGGAGGCGTAAGCCTTCTTGTACTCCGCGTATGCTTCCAGGTCCGGAACGATCTCAGCGTCGTAGGTCAGCTTGTTGTCGCCAACCAGGAGCGCTTTGTGCCAGTCATAGGCAGCAGAGGCTTCCTTGGTTGCGTCTTCGCCAGACCAACCACCGCCGACGCGCTTCATAGCCGCCTCAAGGTCGCTAATTCCGTCCTCAACCGCCTTTAGGCCGGTTTCCAGGACGTTGGTCTTTTCTTCGATCGATGCGGAGAACTTGTTGATCTTTTCATCGACAATCGGATCGACATTTTTGCCGGCCGCGTCGAGTTCGGAGCGCATGTTTTCAAGTTCGCGCTTGGTTTCGTCCTGCAGCGCCTTGAAGTTGTCACCATGCTTTTTGATGTCAGCCGAGATCTGCTCGACGACCTTATCGTCAATTGGCAATGTATTTTCCTGTGGTGGAGTCGGTGCTTGGTGGGCACCTGGTTTAGATCGTGGCGAGCTCGCGAGCCGCAGCTGCCAGTTTGCTAAGGTCGACGCCAGCGTCTTGCGTGGTGTCATCTGCGTCGCTTGACGCCTTCAGGACGCGCTTAAGCGCGCGAACCTTGGAACGCGAATAGCCAGCGTCTTGCATGACCAGCCGTTCCCAGTCTCGCTCCGTCTCGGGATCGAAGCTGTCATCGGATGGCCATTTCAGCGCATCCGGCACAGACCCGAAAACCGAGAGGTCGAATTTTGCTTTTGCGCCGTCGTCGGCGACTTTGATTTCCTTGTCTGCAAAACCGAACTCAATCGCCTCTTTGGCTGTGAGCCAGGTTTCATCGTCCATCATTTGCTTGATGGATCGAATTCCGGTTGAGGTGCGCGAGACGTAAGTTCTTGCAAGAGCATCATCGATCTTCGCAAGGACGCCGGCCAGCTCTTCGAAATCGTGGCGATTTCCAAGGCCGATCGTCCAGGCGTTGTGCACCATGAAAAACGCGTTCGGCGCGATCGTGATTTCGTCACCAGCCATCGCAATGATGGATGCGATCGACGCGGCAATGCCCGTGACTTCGACGCGTACGTTTCCATCGTGCGCGACAAGATCGTTGTACATGGCAATGCCATCAAAAACGTCACCGCCAGGACTGTTCACTCGAAGAACAATGTCACCGGCACCGCGCAGGGATTCCCGAAATCGTTTTGCGTTGACGCCCCAGTATCCAATCTCGTCGTAGAGATCGATCTGGGTCTCCCCGCCTTCATTTCTTTTGGTTCCGGCACCAAATTTTGTGCCAACGGAACGCGCGAAAAAGCGCTCCCGACGATCGCCGAGAGGCGCAGTGAAATCAATTTTGTCCATAAATTATCCCTGCGCGGCGGCCGGCGTTCCCTCTGTTGGGGGGAACATGTTCGTTGGACGCCAATATTCGTCGCCGCCCTCCCTCGGATTCATGTTCTCAAGAGAGCGAACTTCGTTCGGGCTTCGAATTCCGTTTTGAATTTGCTGTGCGTAGCCTTCCATGCGGCTCTTGAAATCGCCGCGAAGCAATGCGTCTGGAAGGAATTCACAGAAATAGCCTTCGGCTCGCTCTCTTGCTGTCAAGAGATCACGGTTCGCCGCGGACGCGATGCGCACCAGCCACGGCATCAGGCAGTGCATGACGTACTCGAGCGATTGATGCTCGATGTTGTTGTTCGTGGATCTGTCCAGGTCGCCGATCATGTGCAGCGGCACACGAAACACGCCGGCAATCTCGGAGCGCTGGAATTTGCGCGTATCAAGGAACTGTGCATCGTCTGGATTGATCGACAGCGCGACCCATTCCATCCCCTCTTCCAGCACCAGTGGTCGGCTGCTGTTGGCCAAGCCGCCGTACTTCTCCTCGAACTGCTCCCGCAGCGCCTGCGTGGCCTCTGGACCAATCGCGCTGGGATGCTTGAGCACGCCAGAAGGTTTTACGCCGTTCTTGTAGAGATGAGACCCGAATTTCTCCGCAGCCAGGCCAAGCCCAATTGCATTCCTGGCAAGGGAGATGATCGACTGACCCTTGTATCCGATCGGCATTGGGCCGCGGATATGGTGGATCTCATTCGACTTCAGCATACGCCGACTATTGTCTGGCATGATCGCAGAGTAGACAGGCGACCAATCGACATCTTGCTTGATTTCGACAGCATCGGGATTAAGGGGTACAAGTCCCCTCACCCTGTCCTTATTGTCGCGATTGATATAGGCATACGCATTCCCACGAGTGGCGAGGTTGACCATCTGGCCTTCCTTGTACTCGTAAGCCGTATTCCAGCCGTTCGCTTTGTCGTGGAGAACCTGATAGAGCGGATGGCCATCCGCTCTATCTTTACCGCCATCACTTCGCGTCTTGTAGAGCATCAGCGGCAGCTGAGCGACGCTTTCCGAAAGCACACGCACGCAGCTCAAAGCCGTCGTGTAGCGCATCGCGCTTTCCGGAGACACTGCAACACCGGTATCACTCTCCGGGCCACTGAACATGGCCTGGTATAGCTCTTTGGATGTCGTGATGTTGTCTTTTGTGATGGCGTCTTTCGTGCTTAAAATAAGATCAAAAAGCCCTGCCATCAACTCCCCGCAATCATCGGCGCGATGTACGCGGCAAGCGCGATCGAACCAAACACGAGGTAGCCCATCGGTTCATAAACCAGCCAGGCGCCGTAAGTCACCGACGCCACGCCGGCAAGGGCGGTCAGGTCGCGAGCAACTGCGCGGCAGAAACTGACAAATTTGTTCATTTGCGTATTCTTCATGCTAGATCTCAGTGAACCGCGGCCGTTTTTTGTAGAGGGAGTCGTGCTGAGATTCAGCGCTGTCGACAGCCGCTCCAACCGCCATTGCCAAAGCAACGGCGCAGTCAATCCTGACCGACGCCTTCTGTTTGACGAACCACCTGTTGTCCTGAGGATCGTGATCGAAAGTCGCGCCCATCATCGCGGTCATGAGTACCGGGCTGCGGCGCAACCGGATCCTGCCGTCGATGATCATGTTCTCAAGCTCGGAGACGCTTCCAGGCATCCAGAGCCCTAGGGGGGCTTTTTTACCGGCCTTGCGGGCCGCCTCGACTTTTTCGTCTGATGGCTTCGCCCTGACCCTGCCACCCTGTGGATGCGGCACGTGCTCCAACGTCAATCCGAGATTTTCAATCTCAACCCGAAAAGCATCGTACGCGTATTTATCGTATGCGATGCACTGGATATCGAAAATCTGATCCAGGTGCTGAACATGAGCCGCGACGAAGTCATTCCGGATCCGCGGCCCTGGCGGCGCATTCAGCCAGCCCTCTGCCACCCACTGCTCATACGGAGCCTTGTCTTGTCTGGCGCGCTCGGAAAGAGTGTCCCTCGGTGTCCAGGCGTCTACCCACGCATCGAACGTAGGCAACATGACGGTGGAACCGTCTTCCTTGACCATTTCCTTGAAGCCGGTCTGGATCACGCCGGCCAATGCCGTCATATCCTTCGAGCCGGAAAGGTCACAACCGAGAAAGAGCTTCTTGTCGCGGTGCTCGACCTCTGGATCGAACTCCTCCATAACGCCTTCGATCGTCGATCGCGGCATCCAAGCCTTGTCGCTATCCGTCCAGACGCAGAAATGCAGCCGGAGAATGCCGTTCAGCTTTCCCGGAATCTGCCTCGCCTGCGCCACAACACCTTCGAGATAATCGAAGGTCAGAATGACGCCGAGCAGCGGATTGGCCTTTACCCAACAGGATGGGTCTGTGAGCGGATCGTCGTCCTTATCAAGGGCGCACACATAGGAGAACGTGCTGTCGTCGAGGATTTCTCCAACGTAGGTGAAATCATCATCGGGCTCACTCGTGCCAGCTGCGACACGAACAGCATGTTCGTGCTCTTCCCAGCAGACCGTGTTTCGATCGCTGCCGCTGTTCGTGATCATCAAAAGCAGCGGCTGCCGGCGAAACTTGAACCCGCGCTCGAGCATTTCCATCACGTCGCGGTTCGGGTGTTCGTGCACCTCATCGCAAAGCGCGAAATGCGGGCGGAGACCAGAGCCTGTCTTCCCTGCCTCTTTCGACAGAGTGCGGAAGAACGAAGCAGACTTCAGGTGAGCGAGATTGTATTCCCTGCCCGGCCCGCCGCTCGGGTTCGTTCTGCTGACAAGTGCGGGTGACTTGCCGCGCATCTTGATCGCATCGCGGAAAAGAATATTTGCCTGATCTTTTGTGGCCGCCGCGGCGAAGATTTGTGCGCCTGGCTCGCCGTCAGCGGTTAGACCGTAGAGGCCGACCCCACCAGCAAAAGGCGACTTCCCGTTACCTTTTCCCTCTTCGATGTAAGCACGTCGAAATCGACGAGATCCATCTTGACGCTTCCAGCCAAATAGAGAGCCAAGCTTAAACGCCTGAACCGGCGCAAGATTGAATGGAACACCTTCAAACTGTCCTTCGCTGAGCTTTAGGCCGCGCTCGAAAAAATTGAAAACGTGCTGGGCCGCGCCATCGTCGAACCAAAGCCCGCGCTCGTGACCTTTTTCCAGGTCGTCGAAATGTCTGCGGCAAGCGTTTCGCACATGCGGACCCGCAACGATTTCGCCATCTAGGACGGCGCGAGCATAATCGTTTACTCGTTCAAGCGCCGTCCCGCTTGAAGAGTTCTTCATCTGGGTCGTCGTCACCTGTGTCAGGTAGTGTGATTTTCGAGGCGTCGGCCGGAGTAGCACCCATCTGGCCAAGCATCTGGCGTAAGAGATTGAGGGCCTGAACGCCGACTTCCTGCCCCGTCATGACTCGGCCCTGCAGAGTGGATGCCATACCGACAAGCATGCGGTGCGAACCGTTCAGCCATGGCATTTCCTTTTGAAACAGCTTCCACGCCGATCGAGCCTTACAGGTGGCTGTGTCCTTCAACCAAGCCGGAGGAGCCCCGAGAGGCGAGTCAATTCCGACTTCCTTCCGATCCTTGAATCGGCCTGGGTTCATCTTGTCCGACGCCTCGACCGCAGCCTTGGCGCGCGGCTTTCTGGGGCGCGGCATAGAAAAACTCCTATTTCACCACAAGTTGGGGTCATATTATGAATTGCAGATGCGTGCAGAACGGGACCGCGCCGGTCCTAGGATGGGCGATCCCCAAGGATCGAATCCCCCCCCCTACGCCAAAACCTTCAATGATATCAAAGTTCTACAAATTTGTCAAGCGATATCTTTGAAAAAATGATCTTTTTTCTAATTTTTTTTGGTTTATTTTGCTATTGACTTTTCTTGATCCGCTCATCAAGAGCTAGGCCAATGGCCAGCCATCCGCACCAAATACGATCACGTCTTGCCCTGCCTCCTCGCGCTGCTTGCGCTTGTTGTGGCATGGTGAGCAGAGGGATTGGAGATTGAGTGGGTCAGTGAACAGCTTCATGTCGCCACGATGTGGCGTGATGTGGTCGACAGTGTCGGCCGCTGTTACCTCTTCGCTTTCCAGGCAGTACTCGCACAACGGCTGCTTGATCAGCTGCCTGCTTCTAAGCCTGCGCCACACAGCCAGCTTGTATAGGTGTGTGTGCTTGCCCATGCGCTACCCTGTGTGGATTGGTCAGCGTAGCAGGGCTCGAACCTGCGGCCTCCGGTTCCCAAAACCGGCGCTCTCCCTTCTGAGCTACACGCTGTAACCGGATACGGTAGGCCGAGATGTGGAGCCGGCAGCAAGAGTTGAACTTGCGACCCGCTGTTTACAAGACAGCCGCTCTGGCCACTGAGCTATACCGGCATTAGGATTAGTGCAATGTGGGCTCGATCTGCCCACAGAACCAACCAAAGCTCTTAGCTGTACGCCTTCTGTGGCAGTTGGCACATCTAACATCGCATTTTTCAATTTCAGCCAACACCTTACCAGCGGCGTATCCGCTGCTTACGCAATCTGAAATATTGAAAAGCTTATTTTCGTCGTCTCTATGATCGAACTCAAGGACTGTTGGGTCACTCTCGCCGCAATCGATACAAGGGTTTTGTTTTAGGTAATCCCATATAAGCGATCTTATTTTTATTGCGGCTTTCTTTTTGTGGGCCATGGCCCTTTCTTTGTACACGCTTTTGTTTGCTCGATAATGAGCCCTACCATATGCTCTTCTGGCTTCAATGTCGGCGTGTGCCATAAAGAATTCCTTCGACTACATTAGTCAGGACACATAATTGCTGCCTCGCTCAACCGGTGAAAGGATAAGCCGGGAGCGAGGCCACCAGGCTGCGATTATCGCGCCACAGTGATCGAACAAGCTGCGGATGTACACGCGAGCCTTAGCTGGCGTTTGCTATACCTGCCGCAGTCAGGCTCCAGCCGCGTTAACTCCACAAGACAAGCGACTGCCTTTGTGGTTGGCTGCGCACACGCATGACCCAGACGTTCGCTGCCTGATCCGGTCAGAGGAGTAGTGCGGCACTATTTTGTTACCAGCGACGTGATCCAGCCTTTACACGGATACGCGGCTTCGCTCCGCAATAGACCTCGCGGACAAACTGCTTGATGTTTTTTGGAATAATGTAGCCGCCGTTCGCATCACAAGCGGCCTGCATCCGTTCACATTTGCAAAGACCATCAGCGCCTCTGCCTGTGCAAAAACACTGCTGAGACCGCCTGAGTTCTTTGCACAATTTGTCTAGAGGATTACGCGAAACAAGCGGAACAACGCGCGAGTCCTTGTAAGTCGGATCGACCAGACACATTGTTTTTTCCCTTTCAGAATTCCGTAGCGCCACCATTGGCAGCGCTAAAGAGAAGCATCACCGTCCGTTGGCCATTATGACTTCGGCGCGTCGGTAGAACCTACTTCCTATATAACCAACGACGGGAGACGGTTTGACCTATAGGGCACCACGCAAATCATCCCGCGAGACGTTCCCGGCAAAGTCTCTAACTCGAACCAAACCAAGGTGTGCGACAGCCTGAGCCGCCCCTCTTGCGCCGGCCTCGTTACCGACCCCCATGCGCCTGCCCGCTTGTTCGTACGTCAAGCCATCGCACACCATCTCTTCGAAAGGCCCCAGAATTGGCCCCAGAAGCTGCTCTAGACGCGGATAAAGCCTTTCGGCGTCCATCCTGTCATTTACCGCACGATCACCACTCCACGCCCCTTGTATCGGCGCCTTGATGTCATCTGGATTGGTTTTGTCGTCGGCCTTGGTCGTTCTAGTTCCGCAGTTGACCTTTGCTCCAGAAGCCTTGCTTTGTCGGATGTCGGCTTGAACAATCTCGCCGTTTCGGCGAATACGCGTCTCACGATCGATCATGACCTCTCGCATATCAACGCTGCCACCACCGCCAATCAGTGGATTGCTGTGTGCCTGAGCCTCTACCTTGCGATAGAACATGGCCGCTTTCAGGAGCTCTTGATTGCCCTCACGAATGAGGGCCGTTGCAAGTGGCCAATTGATGTTGTTTGCTGAGCTTTTGCCGTCCCAGTCATCACCGATCGACTGGCGCTTCTTGATCTTCCTGGCCGCTTTCGTGACCGCTTTGGATTCTTCTTTTTTGCGCTGCGCTTGCTGCGCCTCGCTGAGTGCTACTGATGACACTGCGATTCCCCGATTGGTTTCTCGCTATGTATACCATTTCTACAAATTTGTCAAGCTAAACACGAGGTAATATGCCGTATGACGAATAGACGGTTTCGGGAATAGGTTCCGGCTCCGGCTCGAACCGTTCCGCGAGGTTGAGCAACAGGTTTGCGATCTGGACCGCATCGTCCACCGGGATCTGATTGTGAGACCGGTAGAGCAGCTTGTTGGCCATCTCGTGGGCCTGTTTCGTCAGGTCTTCTGTGGTGTACATCACTGGCCTGCTAATTAAGGAAAAGGCGGTTTCGTTTATTAAGATGCCTGCGGTGGATCCATAACCACGTCCGCTGGGTGGCTGAAAAGGGACTGCTCGCCGTCTTCGCGGGCAAACCTGATGTAACCGTTCGGGTTCGGGTAGACGCCGGTCACGAGATAGGCAGGCTCGCCGCCAACCGTGATCCGCTTTCCGAAGTCGTCAGGCTCTTGCGCTCGACGCGCAGCAGCGATTTTCAGGAACTCTTTGAACGGCACGTCGTAGGCATGACTGTAATCACGCCAGGCAGCGGCAATAGCCTTCCCGCGAGACGCTGCGGCATAGTTCACGTCGGCGAAGCCAACGACCTGGACTCGGTACAGCTTCAAACGAAAGGTCATGCCGGCATCACCGAAACGCGTTCCCAAACCCCTACCACGTCCTTGGCCCCGCAATAATCACACTGGCTCGAACTGCGCACGTATCGCTCCCAATAAGGCTGCAGCCAGACACAGTTTTCTCCATCGTCCACGTGTGTCGGAAACCAGGCAAAATGCCTCTGCCACTGCGGGCTGTATTCGCTTGGCCAAATCATCCAGACCATCCATTGCTCAGCAAAACATTGTCCCGCGGATATGCACCATTTGTGGTGTCGATCCAGGTGTTGCCCTTGGCGTCCTCGAAAACACGCATGGCCTCGAAGTAGCCATCTTTTGTCCAGATCACGTCGCCGGCCTCGATTGGGAACTGCACGGTAATGCTGGCAGGTTCGCCTGGCTTGAACTCGATATTTGAAACATCGCACTCAATTTGGCTTCCATCCGGGAAGCAAGCCGTGAGGGTCTTGCGACCTGCGCCGAAACACTGCCAACCTTCGTCGGTGACTTCCACCTGTTTAAGGTCACGAGTAAGGGCTATACCGTTGTTTGGCGGCACTGCCCATGGAGCTGTTTTTTTGTCAGGATACATCACATTCCTCCAACCATTTCTCAACCAGAGCCACGGCCTGGGCCGCGGCATCTTCCTCTGTGACTGCCCGCACCACTTCAACGCGATGCCCGATCGCTTCAAGCATGGGGTGACGTCTCTGCTGGCTCTTTGTCAGCCCGGCCTTACCGACCTTGTTCTCGATGAGTCCTATGCGTTGGCGCGGCAGGTAGATCCGAACATCGGCCTCGCCTGCCTCCATGCCTGCCGCTATTGCTTGCACCTGGGCCTTTGCCCCGCGTTTGCTGGCGTTTTGATCCCCGGCCGTCAGGAAACGCTTGCCGTAATCCGGATGGGCCTTCAGGGCTCGGATCTGGGAGGCTTGAAGCTCCCATTCCTCCGGCAACGCGTCTTTGACAGAAACCTTGCCTTTCGCGCTGGTGCGAATAACCACCCGCTTGCCTGCGATGCGCGTGGTCTGCTGGCTTGCGCTAGCCACCGCTGTAGCGCTCGGTGTAGGTGGAATAGCGACCCTGGCCGTCCCAGGAATTGTAGCGGACATAGCTGACGCCTTGCCACGTGAAGTAGGTCACGCTGGTTTTCATAACGCGTCCCTCTGCTGAGCATCTGCGATGTCGACGAAGTGGTTCCACAACCCGGTGATGATGTCGGCATGGACGCTGGAATTCGGGCTTGTCCCTGTGTGACACAGGACCGTTGCCGTGCCGCTCAAGTAAACGCCATGCAAATACCTGTCGCCTTCCGTTCCGAAGGACTCGCGTGTGATGCGAAGTGTGTTTGCGAAGTCTTTCACGTGCATCTCGTCGGTCTGCTCATGCGTTCGCCCATGCTCGACCTTGCCGATTGCGAGGAGTTGCTCAGCGATGTGATCCGGGAGTCTGGTCATGCCGCACCTTTTTGCTCTTTCACTGGATCGCACATAAGGGCATAGCTGTCGCCGGACCAATTGTGCTCCTGCAGGAATCCGGCAATTCCGTCCTTGTGCTCCGTCGCAATTGCGATCAGCTCAGCAAGCCATGTGATCGGAATATCCGCGTTGTGGACAATCACACAGGAATGGCCAACTATGAGATGGGTATTGCCTTCCCATGTTTCCTCGATTTCGAAGAAAGAGCCGCCGCGCGCACCCTCCCCGCTAAACCTGTTCGGGCATTTGTGTTTCGCCATCAGTCGTCCTTCGGATCCGTGAATGTGAGCCCGCCGTCTACCTGCCTCGCGAATTCCGGGACATCCCAGCTCCGCTCGTCATCCTCCGGGATTTCCAGCCAGGTAAACCATTCCTCTTTGTGCTCGACGGGAACGACATAGTCGTGCCCGCTGTTGTCGCCCGCGAGGAAGTAACGGGTTGGAGGCGCCGCAGGCTCGATGAGAATGAGTTCGTTCGTGAATGCCCACGGACCGTCGTCACCCACAACTTGAGCCCCGTCCTCCATCCGAATTCCAGATCCCGGTTTCATTCGTGCCGAGCGCTCTTCGATGTAGTCGATGATGTAACTCGTGAACCTGGTCCCCCAGGTCACGCGATCGCCGACCCTGAACTCGTGCTTGCTCGAATCTTCCATGGATGCCTCGTGGTGGTTTTTGCTGGTGGAAAGGTGTGTATATCATTTCTACAAATTTGTCAAGGCGCGTGTGCGGCAGGCGGGAGGCCGAGCGGCCGGCACATGGCTGGTGAGAGTTGACGGCCTTCAATCAGTCGGCTGTCCGCTTTCGGCTGGCCGCTATTTCGATTTGCGCAATTCTCGCGTCTCAAATCCTATCTTTCTAACACCCCTGCTAAATTATATTGCGAACATCAGTGCGCACCAAAGTATGCGCATGAAATTCGCATATATTTTCGCAGGTATGTAGAGGTGTCTCCTGGGCCTATTTGCGCAATTCGAAATGCGCAAATTTGATAGAAATGCGCAAGAAGTGCGCAGCCATAAAATGGCGGCTATGCGGGTGGCTGTGAGAACTGCGCAGGCAGGCGTTGAAAAACAACGGAAAATCCTGCGCAAGTATTGTTTTTGCTGGACTTTCGCACTTTCGCAGATCACCTAACCGCCAACCCTGGCGCACAACACAAAGTCTGTGGGGTATAAGTGCCATCATTGGCACGTTGCAATTCTCCGCGCCTGCTGTAAGTTAGAACAAAACAGGTACAAAGAGGTTGCGGCATGGCCCGGAGACGCGGACACATAGACACCCAGAAAGCCCTGGAAGGCCTGCGCAAGGGGCGTGAGAGCGCGATACAGGTGTGCAGCACGGCTCGCATAGGCTCTCCGCCCTACAGGCTCGCCACAGCGACGCTTGAGGCCATCGACGATCTCGTGGGCGAACTCACGGGCGATCGGGAATATCTGTGGTCCAGCGCAGCAAAAACCCCGCCTCGGGAGCGAAGCGGGGTTGGTTAGGTTTTGGGTTGGCTTGTGCGCAATTGCTCACGCATATGTCGCCCTGATTTCTAAAAGCTTCTGCTTGCCGAACTCGATGTCAGCGAGGCGATCGGTATGGTTGGAGCAATTCGCGTAGCCCGGAACAGGCCGAACACTCTCTTCGGCGCGCTTGATGAACTCGCGCGTCAGGGTAATCATCGAACCCCAATTAAGGACACCAGCATCAACCTTTGCCTTGCTGGCTGCGAGAAGAGCTTTAAACTTGGTGCGTGTCATTTCCGTATCTCCTGTGGTGTTGCGCTTAGACTGACACCATCTGACAAATTTGTCAAACAATAAATGTACAAGATTTTTGTATTTTTGTTGTTGACTCAGATCTGACAAATTTGTATAACGGGTCATCAGCAAGGGAGATACGGAAATGAACATGGAACAGATCAAGGCAGAACGCGCAGAGGAACTCAAGAATGAGTTGGCCGCAATCGACCAGGAAGACACCTTTGCGCAGTATTGGGCGCAATCTCCGTCTGCTTCCGTCATCCGTGACTATAAAGCGGGTCGTACCGTGGAAATCAAAGCTCGCCGCATTCGCAACCGCAAAAATCGTGAGGCTCTTTCTCGTGCTCGTAAAATTTAATCACCCATTTAGAGCCCGGCGGAATCATACCTTGCCGGGCTTCTCGTATCATAAAGGCTTTACACGCCTTCAAAACAACGGAACACCTATTGCGCCAGCAGCAATAGCTTCCCTGCTTCGACACGCAGCAGAGCATCGGCATCTCCCAATGCATCACAAAATTTACATGGACAAGGTGAGAGCCGTTCGGAAATACGGATCTTGGATAGATTCGAGGGGGAAATACGTTGCATGACTCCCGCATCCTTCACCGCGTGGCTCGCCGAAATGAAATCCTCGGGCCACGCAAAAACAGACAGGGATATCGCAGCGCTGCTTGGAGTGTCTGCAAATAGCGTGGTCAATATGAAGCGCAACGGCGCCGATAAGCGCACAGCTCTGGCATGCACCGCCCTGCTCCACGGATTGCCGGCCTATGAATGAAAATACAAAATTCTTGTATTTTCTATTTGACATTGGTTTGACAAATTTGTATAACTAAATCATCGAAAGGGAGACGTGGAAATGACCAACATCAAATCAGCTACACTCAAAAGGAATGATAAAGAACTTGAGATCTTCGTCGGTGAGCTGGAAGAAAACTCCCGTGGAGAGCCGCGCTATGTGGCGAGCAAGCAGCCCGATATGAAGTACGTATTCTACGCAGATCCTGAGTACGTGACCATCAATGAGTGATATCACGAAAGACGCCATGTACTGGGCCAATGTTGGTGATAACCGAGTTGGTCCTCTCATGAGAGAGTTGATCGAGGCGCTTGCCGAGAGTGATGACCCGCATTTCGTGCGCCAAATCTCTCGACGTATACAGCTTCTTTCCAGCTCTCTAAACTCAATGGCGCACAAGATGGCGAAGTCCCATGATCGCGAGTCTTGCCCTTTGTGCCAAAAGGGAAGCCCGCTATAAAAGCTTGCCGTCCCACGAACGAAAAAGCCAGCCCGAAGGCTGGCTCTGCTGCCGCGACTACTGTGGCACAGGTTTTCCTATTTCATCGTATAGCTGCACAACACCGTTGTCGCCATCATACCACGCGGCGATGATCAGTCCCTCGCATTCGATCCTGCGCGCATTAAAACACCGTCCCTTGATCCACCAGCCGCATGACTTCTTGCGGAACTCGTGTACATCGATTGGAACTGAGCCCTTTGGAGATTCAGGGTTTTCCCAGTTGATATCCAAGTCTCTGGCGACAGGCACGCGCACGAAGTCTTGCCCATCTGAAAACGAGTGCGCTGATTCGGCGAGAACTCCGCGCAGATAATCCGCGCGCTCGATGTTTTCCTGGGTTGCTGCTTCAGTCAGCATCCCTGTGCCTCTCTGCATATCCCGCACTCCTCACGTATTCCGCATTCTTGCGGCTGAGCTCGTCCTTCTCCGCCACAACGGCAAGCTCGCCGGAATCAAGCCATGCCTTTAAGATCATGCCGCATTTCTTGCGTGTGGCTTTATCGTCGGAGTCGAGACCGAGCGAATAAGCGATCGCATCGCCGGCCCAGTCTTTGGCCTGGGCGCCGCGCTTGTATGCCCCGTTATCGAGAAGAACCTTCACGGCCGGCAGCTTCTTGGCGTGCTCCGCCGCGATGTCTTCCGCTGTTGGCCATGCCCAGTCTGTGACAACCGGTGCGTGATCCTGGGGCTTTGCCAGGCCCTCCCCGTTCCCGAGCCCGACAGACTCCATCTTCCGCCAATCCAGCTTGCTTGAGAGCGGTGTCAGGTTGGCCTTGCCGTAGGTGATGGAGAAGTAGCCGTTCTTGTCGTCCACTCCAGCTGATGCGGCCTGATCCGGCGACATGCGATTCAGAACCCGCACCGAGCGCGCCGCGCCGATCAGGGATACAGCTCCACGAGCATCGTCAACCGTTGCCTCACGATCCGCGACCTTGCGCAGGTGGTGCACGATGTCGATTGAGCAATTCGTGCGATCCGCGATGTGCGCCCAGAGCTTGGCCACCTTGTCGATCGCGCCATTGTCGTTCTCATTGACGCCGTGGGTCGAGACAAACGGATCCACGATCATGACATCAATGCCGTGCCTCGTTATCTGTTCCACAACCGCCTCGACGATCGGCTCGATGATCCTGACGCCTGACTTCTTGTCTTCAATCGCGACGACGAGCTCCTGCTCGCGACCCGTATCGACGAAAAGCTGTCGCTCCAGGTCGCTAGGTCTGATCCTGTAATGGATATTTGCCGCAGCAATACGCCTGTCGAGCTCGTCGCGGGGGTCCTCAGCATTAAAAATCCACACTTTGGCCCGCTTCTCCGGCTTGACCCCGCAAAGCTCGCGACCCGTGGCCATGGCCAGCGCCTCGACAATGCTGTTGCTGGTCTTGCCAAGGCCGCCAGGCGCAACCGTGACGCTGACGTATTTGCGGATGTAGTGCTTGCCGAACAGGAATTCGCGCCGCGGGAGTTTTGTCGGATCCTTCCATTCAAACGGCGTCGCCAGGATTAGAGGCGGCTTGGCCTCTGGCTCGTCTGTCTTGGTAGCCGGTGCGTCCTTCTTGCGCAAACCGCTTTCGATCATGCGCGAGATGTCGACCAGCCGCGTGTTGTCCTCCGGAACGCCAGTCGGTGCCGGAATGGATCGTGGATGTTGCGCCCCGTCTTTCAAGCCGCGGCTGATCGTGCCTTTTGACTTCTGGAAGTTGGGCCACTGTCGCGCGATCGCCTCGAGGTATGCTCGTGCGTTAGATTCGCTGACGACGCCGGCACCGACGAACTGCCCCAGGCAGAACGAAGCGTCATTCAGCCTGTTGTTGCGCGTGCCGGGAGGTGCTGAAGCGAGGTCAGCAAGCTCAGCGTCGATCGCGGCCTGTACATAGGTCGGATTCTCCTGCGGAGGTAGCGAGGTGGTCGTTGGCTTGGTTGCCGGCGCTGCTGCCGGCGTGTCAGCTCTGGGCAATACGATATGGAGCAACCATTCCGGAGCGTCAGCGATCTGCGACAGACCAGGCGAGTCCTCGTACCAGTCGTATTCCGCCCCGCTTGCCAACTTGCTGCCCGGCGCGATGATGTAACCGCCCTCGCCTCGCACATCGAGGCCGTCGCCCATCTCGCCGCGGTTTCGAACCCCGGAGACGTGCTTGAAAAGGTAGTGCGAGCCACCACCAGCTGTCTTGCCGCGCGCCGTGTCTGGCAAGGCGCCGTGTTCGGACTCGAGCTCAGCCAGAGACGCGTCGCCATTCTTGCCGTGCTTGTTGTCAACGTCGAGCACCCACAGCCCTGACTTTTCCCCCGTGGGTATGCCGATCATGGCGTCGGGATGCCGTTCCCACAGAGTCCTAATGATCCGCTCGTTGGTCGTAGCACCCTTAAAGCCGTTGCTCGTAAGTGGTGTTTTTTCCTCGAGCGTGATGAATTCGCCGGTATCCGGGTCTACCTGGTCAGTCGTCTCAGCAGCTGCTCTGCAGGGGAAAACCGGAATTCCCTTCGATGCGTATTCCAGCGCGAGATCAAGCGGTGTTGTCATGCTTTTCCTTGGGAGCGGTCAGGTAGCGAACGAAATGCCAGGCGCGGCCGTCGTGGCTGTAAATGGCGCAAACGTCTGGATCGGTGGCCAGATCCGCGCCGTAGAAAACAGGGATGCCCGGCTCGAGCTTTGGTAGTGCTGCCGCAGCTGGAATGACTGTGGCGCAGAGCAGGAGTTGGCGACGGGTGAGAGTCATCCGACCTCGATGCTATCGAGCATGATGTCGATGATTTCATTGACTTTCACAGACGCAGTTTCATCCCCGTGCCGCAGGGCGAAAAGCCTGCTGTAAAGCGATTTGTTCTTAACTAGGGCCTTTGCCTCCGCAAGAGACAGACTCCGGTCTTCCCGCGCTTCCTTGACATCTTTCGCATCCACGAATTGCCCTCGCGCCAATGGGTGCATGACCATCACATCACCCTCACATAGTTCATTGCTGACATGACATAGGAGCGCACGTCACTCCTGCGCGCCTGGTTAGCCTCCGCCAGAGCCGCGCGAAGTGCGCGAATTGCTGAAGGCTTGTTGCGATCGAGGATGGCAGCGCGGGCTGTCTGGAGGTGGTGTTTCATCACACGCCCTCCGGCCGCTCGACGAGGCTGTCTTCCCAGTCCGTGGTGCCGCGGGTGTAGGAGGTGAAGGAGTCGGCCCGGATAGCGTAGTCGCCAGTTCCCCAATAATGCTCTTGGCCAAAAGGCTTGCTTCTGAATACGTGCGAATCCCCACTCTTATCCCGCGCCATCCACTTGTATTGCGGCGCGACGTGCGACCAGTCGATGCTGTCAGGCACAACCGGTTTCACGCGGTACTCATAGGAGTACCAGTCGAACGTTGGCGCCTCATCCTCGTGCCACTCCGGCCGAAGCGTGCCACGGAAGCACCATTCCACTTCGGCACCATCGGCATAGGCCTGCATCAACTCTGCGGCTTTCCGCGCCTCATCTCTGGTCATCGCTGTTTCCCTTTCCGGCGCCTGCGCCGTTCAATCTGTCTTGCTCATCGAACAGCCGCGCGTAGAACGCCAACGGCGTGAGATCGTAAAGACGAGACATTCCATCTCGGCTATCGCGTGGCACGTACCGCAAGAAGTCATCGCGGTAGCGCTCGTAGTGGGTTTTCATGCCTCAAACCTTTGCCCCATCCTTGCGAAGCGCCTCCCGGTAAACCTCTTTGGCTTCCTCGGTCAGTCGATCGCTCTTGATGGCCTCGCGCCAAACGAACTGACGCGCATTCCTCGGTGTCTCCGCCAACATTGCGGTGACATTTTCCTGAGCTTCTCTCTCGGTCATTTTCTTAAACATGATGCTCTCTCCAAATCTGTTACAAGCATTCTGCACTGTTTTACAAATTTGTCAAGAGAGTCATGTTAAATTTGTTTCCGGCATGAGTTGAGACAACCTTCTGCCCAGCCAAACAAACTTCGGGACTGCCCACGAATTCCCGAGCGCCTTATACCTGGGGCCATCCGCAGCCATGAGCCACCACTCACCGTCTAGCAGTTCCCACATGTCTTCCGGCCGTGTTTTGGTGACCTTCTTGGCATCGTATCGCTTCATCGGAATTCGGGTGTAATTGTCCGGAAAGCCCTGCAGACGCTCGCACTCTTTCGGTGTCAGTCTGCGAACTCTGGCTCCAATGGCGGCGGCCAGATGTCCGCCTCCATTCTGGTGGCTATCAGTGTGACCCATAGCCCTCAGTGTCGATGCGATCTCGCCAACGCCAAAACCGCTCTGGCCGGATGCTTTGCAGTCGAAACTCAAGACGTGCGGTTTATCACCACCGCCTTGGCTGGCTCGAAGTGCTGTCGCGACATCGCCACCAAGTTCAGCAGTAGCTCCACCATCTCGCCCACGAATAGCAACGCTTTTGGCAACAATAGGCGTGCCACGGCCTGAGCCATCTTCGCTTGCATCCGCACCTTCAGCCTTCAAGGTATGAGCAACGTTACCAGTGACACCAACCGCCAGCATGGTTGTCGTTTCGTAGTCGAGCGAAGAGCCTTCGCGCGTTGCGACGCAACGCGCGAGATCTGGTGCATACACCGCCAACGATTCATGACTATCCTGCTCCCTGGCTCGTAGCGGCCCGACACCTTCGCGCCAATAGCCATCACCAGAGCTTCCGAAGCATGCGACAACAGGATCTTGCCCTCTGGTATCTCCCGGCCGCTCTACTCCGCGGCCACTGCTAACAAGGCTTGGCGCAACATCTGTGGCAACTCCTTCCCCCGCTTCTCTGCTCGGCGGAGAATGCCGCGGCACGCAACCGGACTCAAATAGAACCTCTGCGGGATCGGCTCCCTGTCCAAAATCTGCGACAACGAGCACACGACGGCGTCGTTGGGCCACTCCGAAAAATTGTGCGTCCTTGACAATCCACGCGGCGCGTCCTTTCGGCCCATGGACCACCCCGCTGGTTGGCCACCGCGTGACATGACTCCCGAGTTCTTTGACCCATCTCCAAAATCCGTTTGACTTTCCGTCTGCTGGCTTGGGTCCGGTTGAAATGAAGGGGGCATTCGCTCCAACAAGTCCGGCAAGGAAGCACCCAAAGGCGTTACCTTTGTCTGAGAGCACTCCGACGACGTTTTCCCACACAACGTTTCGAAGTCCATTACCGTCTGTGTTGCCGAAACCAGCAAGTTCATGCGCAAGCTCCACGAATTTCAAGGTAAGGTTTCCGCGCTCGTCCTCGAGTCCGCGGCGCAAGCCTGCGACGGAAAAGGCCTGGCAAGGCGTGCCACCACACAGGATGTCAACACGGCCAAGCGTGGCGGTATCGATCTTTGTAAAATCTCCGAGATTCGGCACGGAGGGGTAGTGATGCGCCAGAACCTGAGACGGGAATTTCTCTATCTCGGAAAAGGCCACAGCCTTCCAACCGAGCTCGCCCCATGCGACCGACGCAGCCTCGATACCGCTGCAAACCGACAGGAAGCGGAGTGGCGAACAGGTACGGGCTTCATTTTGAATTGGTTTATTCATTACCCCCCCCCGCGGGCCAGGTAGAACAAGTTGTACTTCTGAGCGAGCTTCGAGGGTGTAAGCAATTTCAGGCTGCACCCCTATTCCGTCTGGGCCACTACTTGGATTTGTTCGTAAAGCGCCAGCCTGTATCGCGTAGGCTGTCACCTCAAACGATCCGCCGTCTTGACTGTCACGCCGCGCCGCGAGAGCTCGAGCCCCACAGCAGCCGGCCAAATCATGGTAAAAACAGCTGCGTCGGCTACACTTTCTTGACGAGGCACCACGTCGGCACCAACAAATCCGTGCGCGAAAAGAGTCCCGGCAATCCAGAACGCGATAATGTATTTCATGGCAGTGGTCCTTTCTGTGGTGGTCATTCCTCGGTGCGTCAGAACGGCGGGACCTGCTCCCTGACCAGGGTCCGGATCCCGTCTGAACAGCCCATCCAGGCCGTCTTCACAAGCATGCGCACCTCGAGCTCATCCATCTCGGAAAAGTCCGTCTTGCCGATCTGCTCCAGAAAGTCGCCCACCGCATCCATGCCGGCATCGAGTGCATCGACCTCGTATGGATCCAGCCGGCGCAACTGCTTCAGGGGCTCAAGGATCATGATGCACTCCGTGCAGAGAAACTTCGGGTCGCCTTTCCATGTCTCGTCTGATCGCAGCTTGACGGTGCCGATGCCGACACCGACAGAATGCCGACCACAGCAATAGCAAACAGATGGAGTGCCGTTTTCGTGTGTTGGTTCATGCATCGACGCAGGCTCGTTTAGACATATGTGAACAAACTTTATCCATAATTCCAAGCCTCCTTGCTGCGTTCACCGCCCCTCCCATGATTTTCTCAAATTCGGTTCTCGTCTTGTATTTCAGAGCTTCGTCTCCAATTGATTTGGCATCCCAGTAATTTAGCTTTTTCATGTGTTTGCTAAATCGTTCAACGCCTCCAAATCTTCGTGTCGCTGCTCCATATGCGCCTGGGCTTCCGCGCTGAAAACTGGTGATGGTTTTGTACTTCAGTGCCTCTTTCTGAATGTCAGGCTCGCTCCAACGAAAAGATCCTAGGGCGCCGAGAGCGCCACCAGAAACAGCGTTTAGCACTGTGACGCCTTTTTCGGCGAGCTCCATTATAGTGGCCTTTTCTAGTTCCTGGGCGTCGGTTTCAGTGAGGTCTTCAGCCAAAATTCTCAACCTATGTTCAGAGGAGATCAGCTCCCTCACCGCACTCTTCCCGCGCCTTTTGTGCTCTCTATATCTCCGCTTCGGGTCGCAACTGAGTCCAACGTAAGCGCTGCGCCCATCTGTGGACTCAATAATGTAAACAGATCTTGGTATCTCGTTTCTCTTCTTGTTCATATGTGAATACAACTCAGTCCTTCGGCCACTTCGTAATCCAGCCGAATACGCTGCATAATCGCCAATTCTGAATTCTTTGATGGTCTTATATTGTCGAGCCACCCTCAAAATATCGTCGAAATTCCATCTCTTGAAATTCTTTTTCATATGACCGCAGAAATATTCGATTCCAAATTCGTGCCTATATGCCGCACCGTACGCCGCGCAGTTTCCCGCTCTGAACGAATTTTTTGAATCATAACCCTTAGCTGTTGCTAAAATTTTTTCTGCAGTCCATTTAGATTTGAATGGCGCTTTTCCACTATCGCGTTTCATGCATAGACGAGCCTGCGCTTCAGTTGCCGTGGGTTTGCATCACTATCGACACGACGATGAAAGATCGTTCTGTCGAGCGGCGATCGGTCGAACCTGTACCAGGAGCAATTTTCTTTTCCGGCCATCTTCGTAAACGGTATCCAGATGAGGCGACCGACTGAGACAACGTCGGTGCAATACTTCATGTATGGCTCGGATTGATCTGTGTATGCCCAATCTGAATCAAACAGCAGCCAAGTGGGCGCCAGCTGGCACAGATGCATTATGATTGGATGCAGAGAAGTCCGCGTCCATGGTGGATTTGTAATGATCAGGTCGGCACCATTCAGATCGGCCACGGTTAGATCGAGAGCGTTCTTTTCGACGACTCCAGGGTAGCATGGGTCGATGTCGTATCGCGCAACACAGTCATGACCAGCCCGCATCAACGGCCCGACCAAATCACCCCATCCAGCCGCCACCTCGGCGAAGCTCGCACCTTTTGGCAGATGAGGCAGGAGAGTTCTGTGGGCTCTGAGATCCTGAGTCCGGTAAAAGTCGTTGCCGACACGCTCGAAATTTGAGCGCTTACCCATGACCGCACTCATCAATAGTCATGCAGTGACTCCGCGTATCCTCGGTTATGGTTTGCCACCCGCGGTTCGAACCTCTCCGCAACCTCCCTGATCGCGGACTTTCGGCCAGACTGGAATGCTTTCCGAAGCGCCTCTGCTATAGCCGGCTCGAGCTCAGAGATGCCACCGCTGAGAATTCCGGCCTTTCCCCACGCCCAATCTTTGTTCTCAGTCGTCATCCGGCTTCCTTGTACTGATCAGGTTGACGCGCCTGGACGAGACCCCACAGGGCTTCCAGCTGCTTGTCGCCGAGTTTCAGGATGAATGTGGTTATGTCGTCGTTGAAGCGAGACCACGCCTTGCTGTTGCCCCGCGCTATGACACCAGCCTCTTCGAGTTCCCAGAGGCTCAAGTTGTGGAGGATGGCGACAGCGTTTCGGAAACTCCGTACATTCACCGCGCCACCTTCCTTTCCGTGATCTTGAACCCGTCGATTTCGCGTGTGCCTGCGCGCGCCGCGGCATTCGCCATGTTCAGCGCGACCTCTTCGAAACTCTCCGGTGCTTTTGCGTAGGCCCAATCCAACGCCTTGCCGATGTCTGTGATTTCGACATCGCAGACAGTTCTAAGTCCTGTGCCGGTTTCGGCCGCTCTGCCCCAGCGTTTCGCTGTCTTCTCGAGGCTCTTGGCGTGCGCCAGCTGCTCTTCAGCAACGACGCGATCTTCCAGATTGCCGCGGCTGTCGCGAATCTTAGCTTCGGCTTCCGCCTTCTCTTTGGCGGCAAGGTCTGCGGCACGCTTCGCCTCGGCCTCTTTCTCGCGCTGCAGCTTTTCACGCCACGGCGTCAGGAGTTCCTGGCATGCCTTCTTGCCCAGAACCACGAGACCTTTTTTGGTCTTGGTATCGGCCAAGAGCGGCGCATACTTCTCCTGGATTTCCTTCACCTTGTCGTCGAGAGGTTTCTTCTCTTTGACGCGCAGATCCTCGGCTTCCTTGCCGGCCTTGTGCAGATCGTCGTGAACCTTCGTCACGTAGTCCGCGATGTCCTGATTGTCGATCGACTCGCCGTCACAGGCATTTTTCGCCTCTTCGAAAAGGTCTTCAATCTTCTTCTTGACCGTTTCGAACGTGTCTTCAGGCGCGCCGTTGTGGCCGATGCCGGGCTCGGCTTGCTGGGCTGCGTCTTTCTGGGCGGCCGTCATTGCACCCACCCGCTTTTTGCAGCTGCGATGAACAGCGGAACAATCAGCACGAGCCCGAGCAGCAGGCCGTAACCGAACTGCTTCAGCGCCCAGCCGAGCGAGAGATCGTCTTCCTGATCAAACATGAGAAACCCCGTGTGGTGTGGTGGTGGTTTGGTCTACGCAGTATGCATATTTTTACAAATTTGTCAAGCCGCCCACGAAGAACAGATTAAACCCCTGACGGAGTCAACCCCGGTCTGAGACGTTGCCTTTTGCTCGATGAGCGATCGAACGGCCTCATGCGGATCGCGGCCTGCGCGGACCTGAAACAGGAGCGGTTTGAAATAGTCGGCCGCACCGGCTGCTATCTCTGTGGCGAATTCCTTCTGGCTCATTCCTGCGTGGATGTTGACAATGGTGCGAAGGCCTCGCGCAGTCCCATCCACTCCCCTCAACACCTCATCGCGATAGCGCCTGGCACTGTCCGCGGTCCTCGGGTCGAGGACAGGCAAGACATCGTCGAGCTCGCCATTCAGCACGAGGCGTAGAATGTTTTTCTCCTGCGTGACGCTGTCTTTGGCGCGGTGCTTCAAGACGTAGTCCTCCGCCTTTGCCTTGACCCATGTCCCGTCAGCGAAGCGGACGACAAAACCTTCTAGGCCTTTCAGGTCGCGGACGTAGGCGAGGAAATCGGTGGCGCTGGTGTGATGCCGATTGAAACCGCGAGCATGAGGGATTTGCATGTGCGCCGCTGCGTACACCATGCCTGCCTGATTTGCATATGTGCCGTACCGATTGCTCCGAACCGCCAGAAGAGACAGCTGGCTCTCCTCGTAATTGATAACGATGCGATTGTCTGGCGCGGTCCACTCAAAGATGCACGTCTGCCCAACGCGGTGGAGCCCGGCGCAATAGTCCCGAACAGCCGGCGTGAGATGCCGCTCCGCCGTGAGCGCGTGATCCGTGCGACCCATGCGTGTCATGAAGACGACTTCGCCGTCAATCATGGCACTGTGGATCATGGAGCCGTCAAGCTTCTCAGTGATGGTGTGCGGCTGGGTGAAGTCCAGCGCGGCAGGCGCGACCTCGGGCGACTCCCCGATATTCTTGAATTTGTGCAGTGGGCGGGCGAGCACGGATCCATCAGGAGCGAACTTGATGCCTCGGCACTCCTTGCGGATCGGATCGTCAAACGTGTCTTCCAGGGTGTAGACATAGTCGATGACGGTGTAGTCGTCTTTGTCGGCAATCACGAATTCGTCGCGCTCCATGACTGACGGAAGGACTTCGTCGATGTGGCTGATGATTGGGTAGGTCATGCCGCGAGTCCCCATTTGAGCACCGTTTGAAAATCCCAGTCGAAGAACGTGTTCAGGTGCAACTTGGCCTGCAGGCTCAACTCATAGAAATCCGGCGCAGATCCACATCCTGATTCATTCATCCGCTTGAACGCATCCAGGCCGAGCATTGCCACAGCCTCGTGATAGGTCAGAATTTCCGTACCAAGGTCCGGACGCAGATAGACGAACAGGCTTTTCCGATTTTCCGGAATAGGATGACGCACCGCGTATTTCGGAAAGTAGTCCGTGCCAGCACTGTCAAACGGATCCGTAAATGGAATGGCGTTTTCGACCAGCCATTGCTCAAACGGGACGGAGACGGACTCCAGCAATTTCTCCCGCCAGGCCGGAGTGCCGCGGTCAGATATCGCCACCGACTTGCAATAGTGATACACGCTCCAAAGCCGCGCGATCGGTTCGCGGAACACACCAACGCGCCGCCAGCGGTCGTAACCGAACGGCACGCCGTCGACTTCCATGTGGCGATAGACCATGAAGGACTCGGGATACTTCGCCAGCACCTGCCGAGAGATGGAAGTGCTGCCAGTCCTCGGAGGGGTGACAAGCACGATTTCTTTTTCTGGAATGATGATCATTTGCGAGCCTCCATGGAAAGCATCTTGGCGATTGGGTTCCCTGCCGGCAGAAGGCCGCCGTACGGGTCCAAATAGGATCCGTTGTCTTGCACGCCGCCGCCGAACTTCAGATCGTATTCCTCTGACTCAGACCAGCCGCAGTGCGGGCAGCCCCAGGGGCCGTAAATGATCCCGACGCCAACGTCAGCGTCTTCGCGCCACAGGTCCTTTTCTCCGCAGCGTGGGCAGGTTCCCTCTTCGGTCATGGTTTCGTGTTTGGTGGTCATGTGGCCTCCGGAACGCGCCAGCTGATGAGCAGTTCAACATCGCCGTTGAACCGCGAGCGAGCCGCGTCAATCTCGTCTACCGTCTTGATCTCAAACCGCACATCTGGCCCGAGAATGATCGAGACGAAGGCGTGACCGCCCTCGCCTTCCCCTGACCAATTGTGAGTCCTGGTTTTGAGCCCGGCTTCATTTAAAGCCTTGAGCAGCGGTATCAGCGCGTTGTCCGCAACGAAGCGGCCCGTCCCGAAATCGACGAATGACTGATCGTCCTTGATCGGGTGATGGTGATTGCAGCGGTACAAATCGTGGTGCTTCCCGTTCATACCGCCCTCTCATGTTTGTATCTCTGTGGCTTCGGCGCTTCGTACCAGAACGCAACGCGCGGAGGCTCTTCGAAGCACGCAATCACAAGGGCGCCGTCGTAACGACGCTCGGCTTTTCGTAACGTTCGGCCGGACTGTCGGGCCGTGTCGATCAGCAGCATCTGCCCAAGATGATCCGGAGCCGCCGAGCCGTAAGGAATGAATGGCACACGCAGGTAATGGCTGGCGTAGACCGCGGCGACAGCCCCGCTTCGACCCGGCCCAGTCACGCAACCGATGTTGCCTGTGTCAGCGGCGGCCAGGATCGATGTCAGGCGCTCACGAAATTCGGGTTCGGTGACGATGCGCATTGGTTCAGGCCGCCTTCGCGCTATCAAGCCAGGACCAAGTTTTTCCACTAGCTGCGTCTTGTACGGTTCTCACAGATACTCCGAATTTCTTCGCGATTTCACGAGTTGGGGTACCCTTATGTGAACGTATCCAAATTACATCTCCTGCGGTAAGCTTGCTACTCGCGCACCTCTCTCCGCGGTTGCTAGTTCCGTGATCTATTTTGTCTTGCTCATTCTCGGACGGAGTTTTCCACTGAAGATGCTTTGGATTGCAGCAACCATGTTTACCGTTTCCGCAGGAATGCGCTGCGTGATGATCCGCAGTTGGCGGTTCACCATGTACAGATGCACACACCGCCCTATGAACAAGTTTCTTGCCGCCGTTTATCCATATTTTTCCGTAACCATTCTTGTCTCTAGAATATGGCCAGGCAAGGCACTCTTCCAGATCACACTTCAACAAAACCTCGTTGAAGAATTTCAATTGCTGCCCTCGCGGCGTACCGCGGAGTTTGTTTGGATCGCCGTTTCGCTTAACTCTCATGTGGTGCATTCCACACATGCCTGAAGCGTACATTCTTGGCTTATCGCAGCCATCCAGAATGCAGCTCTCTACATTGGATTCACTCATGCGGCCCTCCGCATGTCTTCCCTCTCATCCAGCACATAGACATTGCTTAAACCATCACCGCGCAGCACATCCTTCAGCACGGACTGCATGCGCTCGTGGTGCTTCATGACAAGCGTCTTGTCACCGATCACAACCGCGTTCCGCCATCCGCCGTCTTTGACCTTCTCCTCGAGCGGACGATCGACGACGACGTAGCGAACATGCGTGTCCTCCGAAGCCAGCGCGACACAAGCCAGTCGATCGCGCCGACGAAGGTTTGTGGCATCGACTGTTACCGGCAGGCCGCAATTCAGACGGGCGCGCACGAGTTCATGGAGAGCCTGGAAAACTTCGTCATTGCGATCCTGACAGCGGAAATCACCGCAGAGATATTCACGCAGCTCGTCACTCGAAACGATTTCGCTGGCAGGAATGTTGTTCTCACACCATGTCGACTTGCCCGCGCCGGCCGGCCCAACCATGACGGTCAACAACGTCTTGCGAATGGGCGCGATCCGCTTCGGCGCTTCCCAGTTCTCTGTGACCTGGAAGCAGGTGACCCCTTCCGATCTCCACATGTCGACAACGCGTTGCCGGTCATCATAGACAACGTCGGGCTTGCGATCTTCCTGGTGCAGCCAGAAGCGCTTCAGCTCGACGTCAGGCGTGTTGTCGTCCGCGGCGCGCATATGCTTCAGCAGATCCGGCGACAGGCCGGCCTTCCACTGCAGCCAATGCTCGGTTTGCTCGCGAACCTCGTCGCTTCTAGCGCTCCAGATTTCAACGCGATGACCCGCGACCAAATGAGCCCTTAGGCTGTCAATCACCTCCCACACGGGCAGATCGTCGACGCATTCCTCGAAGAATGCTTTCCAGTTCGGTTTCCCCGTGCCGCTGACGTGGTGCACGCGGTGCGTAATGTCGGCAATGGTGCCGTCCAGATCGAACACAACGAACATGATTCACCCCTGTGGTGTAATTGGTGAGGTTGGCATAGTGGTTAGCGCGTGGCCTTCGGCAACTCCGGCTCGTAGGCATACGGCTTGCACATCCAGCCGGTGCGCTCCTGCGAGAGCACCTGGGACTCGAGTTGTGTGAGGCATGCGTTTTTGTCGTCGTAGACACGATCGACCTCAAACGTTCCTGACAGAGTCAGGACGATCAGAAGAAATTGCATTTCTGGGTTCCTTTCAGAAAACTGGCACTCTGGCAGGTCCCGCCTCCGTCGCCTTTGCTCCTGACGGTCGAGCTCGTACTCTATTTTTTCAAGTAGTCTGCCACACAGGGTGCGCGCATCGCGCTGCGGTCTACATCTCGACCTCCCGGCTTCATTGCTCACTTCTTTTCACTTGGTATGATTCCAAGCTAGTCGCTTTTTACAAATTTGTCAAGCGAGTCAGAAAGGAATTTCGTCTTCCAGTTCTTGAGCCCAATCCACAGGCTGTGCATCTGGCACATCCAGCTCGACGGTGTGGCCACAAACCTCCCAGTACCTGCCCTTTGGTCGGACCTTGATTTCAATCGTGTCCTTCAGCTCCGCCTGTCGCTCAAGCCATTCCAGTGGGTTCTCTGGGCAGGGCTCATCCCCGCCGTGTTTCTTCCAATATTGATCCGCTTTGTTTTTCGCGTATCCCTCATGGGCAGGGCAAACCCACTCAGGGATTGGCGTCAAGCCAATCATGTACGTCACTTTAACGCTGTCTTTCTTGCCAGGCTTGCCCTCGTGGAAGCGGAACGTGCGACGCGTGACTTGCCGCGGTTCGGGTGCTGTTGATGACAGGATGGGGGCGTCGGAGGCGTGGTCCTTGATCTTCGGCTCTTCGTTGATCGGAAATTCAAAACCGCATTCACGGCACACGCGTGCACTTGCGTGCACTTTTTCTCCGCAGCCGCCCTCTTCCTGGGGGCAGATTTTTATCGGCGCCTCGCCGGTTCCTTTGCCCGGCTCTTTCGGGTTCACCATGTCGATCGGGCCGTGTTTGTCCACGAGACCTGCAAAATCCAAAACAAGGCAGTTCGGCTTCGGTCCTGCCGCAATAGCAGCCTTGCGCTGCTCCGCCGTCTCGAGCGGCATGCCTGGCGCATAGAGGACGCGCGTGCCCCTGCCCGCCATCTGGACATACAGGCTCAAAGATAGCGTAGGCCTCAGAAAGGCAATCAGATCGACGCCTTTATGGTTGAACCCGGTGGTCAGAACGTTGTTGTTCGTGAGCGCACGGATCTCATAGTTCTTGTACGCGGCCAGAATGTCACGACGCTCCGCCTTTCCGGTTTTGTCGGTGATCGCCTCGCAAGTGATACCGCGCGACTGGATCTCGTCTCGCACATGGATCGCGTGATCAACGCCGGAGCAGAAGCACAGCCAGGATCGCTTATCAGCCCCTTTCGCAACGATCTCGTCGACCGCAGCGCTGGTGACGCTCGTTTTGTCCACAGCCCTCTGAAGATCGCCTTTCTTGAAATCACCGCCAAGGCGGCCAACACCCTTCGTGTCAAGCTCCGTCGCAGTTGCCTTTGACGAAAGCGGCGCAAGGTAGCCATCATTGATACCATCGGCAACGCCATAGGTGTAGACCACCTTGTCAAAGATGCGGTCCTCGCCCTCGTCGAGCCTGCCGCTGTCCAGGCGGTATGGCGTCGCGGTCAGCCCAACCACTTTCAAGTCTGGTGTGATCTCACGGGCCATCTTGAAAAATTGGCCGTATCTCGTGGCGTCATTGATGGGGATGGTGTGACACTCATCTACAATGATGACGTCAATGCCGCCATGCTTGCAGATCTGCTCCAGCTTGTTCCACACTGTCTGGATGCCAGCGAAAATCACTTGAGCGCGCGAGTCCCGCCGCCCGAGCCCGGCGCTGTAGATCCCGGCTGGTGCCATTGGCCAAAAACCAACGAGCTCGAGGTAATTCTGCTCGATTAATTCCATGACATGCGTAACGACCATGATCCGCATGTCTGGCCAACCATCGAGCAACCGTTTGATGAGCGATGCGGCTAGCAGGCTCTTCCCGCAGCCGGTCGCGAAATCGACCAGAGGGTTGCCGTCCTCATCCATCCAGTAATCAAAGACGGCCTGCTCTCCCTCAGATTGATAATATCTGAGATCCATCAAGCAGCCTCTTTGTTACGCTCATAGAACCGCTTCGTGCGCTGATTGATGCGCTGCTTGGACACGCCATCGACGGCTGCGATTTCTTCGCAGGTATAGCCAAACGCCCAAAGCACGGCCTCGCGGCTGTCCTGACCACCGACGCGAGACAGGTCTACAACGGCCTCCTGGTTTGGCTCTGTGATCAGTTCGAACGGAGCATCGCCGACGCAGACGACACACTTCGACATTCGGTGCCGCCTCACCCACGTCGTCATGACATCTCGTGCGATGTAATGAATCCAGGTGCCGAAACTGCCTCTGTCAGGGTCGAAATTGCCGCGACGCTTGTATGCCAGCGTGACTATTTCGGAGACGAAGTCTTCCCTGTCGTATTCCGTGAAGGCGCATTTGCGAGACTGCTGCCTCATGAATGGGAGGTAGCTCAGGACGAGCTTGTCGAATTCGTGTTTGGTGATATTCATGGCGACTCTGTGGTGGTGTGGTGGTGGTTAGGCGGCGAGACAGGAGCGGTTAGGATTCCATAAAGATTTCCGTCGGCTTTTTCCCGTCGTGATACGTGCCGTAAATACAGCCGTGTTCGTCCAGCACGTTGATGTGCTTTATTTCATCCTCATGACTGCAGGCTAAAACAACCAAATCGCCGTATTTCTCTCGCAGTTCGCGCAACCTGCTTTCCAGTTCACTGGCCTTCATGACTCACTCCCCAATCTCAAAAACAGGTATCCCGGCGAGCTCGCAGCGGTCTTTCATGTCGGCCGTTCCGGATCCGCCTGGAAAGACAATGCCGCAATCCGGCCTGCCCTCGTCGATCATCTGCTGATTGCGCCTGCCGCCTGCTGCTGCGTCGTATTCTGTTCCATTGCGGCGGGTTCTTACGCGCGCGTCTGGATGCGAAAGATCATCCCAGTCAGCTGGATACGGCTCGACAGGTATGCCTCTCTTTTTCGCCCACGCTTTCGCCCGCAGGTCCGCGCCTTGCGCCTCACCTTCGATCAACACCGCGAAACCGATGTCCCTTTCAAAGTCATCGAGAGCAGCATCCATCATGTCTTGATCGCGAAAGTCCCGACCACCAAACACGACAACACGAACAGGCTTCGGAAGTGCCAGAAAGTGATCTCGTATTTGCTCCAGGTATTCTTCCAGATCGAGCTCAACGAGCATTCCGTCACCTTCGCCGGGATACTCGTCTGCTGCGAAGTAGCTATCGCTTTCCGGGTGCCGCCAATAGGTTCGCAACGCTTCACTCCCCATCAACCCAAATCTCACCCGACGCCAACCGGTAAGTCACGGTCTCCCGCTCCTCGTCGACATCGATCTGCTCGCCAGGCACGACAGCTGGAATAAACAGATGCGCCTCACAGCCCGCCTTCTGTTCATCCACGCTCAGCGGCTTGCACCATCGCGCACAGCTCCAATGCGCATTGCCGGTCATTTCCGGCGTGCTGTGCAAACAACTGCGACACGTTGCCCGCGGCCAATCCTCACCCCAGCAAACCGAGGCCTGCCGGCAGAGCATGCCGCGAAAGTCATCTCGCTTCGTGCATAACCGTGCTGGCGGCTCGTCCATCTCAATGATCCGCTCCAGCCGCGCGAGCAGCTTGGCGCAATATTCAAGGTCGTAATGGATCCGCTCCGAATGCCGTTCGTCAGTGTCTTTGTTAACGACCAGGTACAGGCAGCGCTCCAGCCCGAAATAATGCATCCCGAGTTGGCACTGAGCATAATGGAGCGGCTTGGAATCCTTCACGCCGCGCTTGACGATGTCGCGAAAGTCACTCGCCTTGCTCGACTTGAATTCGAACAGGTGCTCCTTCTTCGGAGCCTCCGGAACCCCTACCCCGGCGCCGTCACGTTTTCCGCGGACATGACCAGCGAGTAACCGCATACGATCCTGCTGACCGTAGACATCGACGCCGATGGCTTCGAGATCCCTGACCAGCCGCTCTTCCCATGCGTCGCCGGTTCTGAAAATTGAGACCTTGCGGCCATCAACCTTCTCCGGCTCACAGGCCCACCGAAACATGAACCACAGGGCTCTGTCGCATTCCGTACCTGCCACGCCGACACTGATGCCGAGTGACTCGTAATACTCGTTTGCGTCTTCGTAGGCTTTGTAAATCGCCTGGACCGTGGATGAGACTGACTTTGGGATTGCTACCACGTAACGACACCAACGACGCAACCATGACCCATTGCAACCAGATACTGGTCCCAGCATTCGGATGCACTCTTCCACTTCGGGTGCAGCATCCTGTCGATCGCCGTCTCTGCGTCAGCTTCACGACCTTCAGCAAATGCGCGATCGATCCAATCAGCCGTATCCGGCCAGAACGCCCGAATTCTTTCTGGTGCTTTTTTCATAATCAGGCCCTCAGTGGCATGATGGTTCCACGCCAGCCTGGAAGACTGCTGACGGTGATGAGCGGCGCGCTGGTCGGATCTCTGATGTAGAACGTGACATCCCCGCCATCGAAGACAGCCAACGTGTTTCTCAGCAGCGTCGAGTTAAATGCCATCATTGTTGGCTCGCCATTGTAGTCAGACTCGACATCACACTTGGCGTCACCGTTGTCAGACGCGGTGGTTAGCTCGATCGCGCCGGCAAGAAAGTCCATCTTGACCGTGTTGTATTTGTCCCCGACTACTGCGAGCACGCTTCCGAGGGCTGATGTTAACTCGGTCACTGACGCGGTGATGATATGTTCGTTCTGGCGCGGCAAGATCCGATCAATTTCTGGAAACTGACCGCTGATTAACGAGGCGATCAGCGACGATGTCTCCGTCTCGATCTTGATCTTGCGATCACAAATATGGACCTTGACCACGCCATCAGGAGTCAGGCCGATCGCTCTGGTGGGTATGATAACCCCCTCGAACGTCGCCTCACATTTCACTTCATTCGATGCGAGAACGAGCCTGTTTGTTGCCGAGGCCGTAACCACACTGCCGTTCCCAGAAATGTGGACACCGTTTAGAAAATGATACATTTCCTCCGTGCTCTGCGCATACGCCACTGGCGCGATCAGAGACTTCAGATCAATCTCGAAACAGCTGTCGTATTCCGGCTCGTCGAGCGGCGGGAAATCATGCGCCGGCAGCGTGTTTAGCTTGCTGCGGCTGCGGCCACATTTTACAACGAGCTGGTCGCCAGATTTTTCAAGCGTAACTTCGTCGCCTGAGGCGCTGCGAAGCAGGCTGGAAAGAACCTTCGAATTCACAGTGATGCTTCCGGACTCGCCCTCAGCGATCAGACGTGAGATTGCCGTCACATCGAGATTTGTTCCCTTGACGGTCAATGTCCCGTCATCGAAATCGAGATGAACGTTTCCAATGATCGGTATGATGTTGCGATTTTCGATCGCCTTACTCGCAAAGGTGACAGCCTTCGCAAGATCGGTACGCTTTAGTTTCACCAGCATGAGTGCCCTCGCCTAGACCGGAAAATCGGGAGCGCGCTGTAGCGCTCCCAGTTTTGTTTTTTCTGCGGGCTGTTACTTTCCCCAGGGACGCTTTTTCTGGGTCTGCTGCTGGCGCTGCTCCTGCCGATCATCTTCACGAGACGTCTGACGCGTTTCTGCCTGGCGTGAGGATCGCTCTGCGGGCTTGCCGCCCTGCTGAGCAGCTGGGGCGAGAATTTCGACTTCCGGCATTTCATCGGTGTCGGGGAAGAAGTATTTCTTGATCTCTTCGCGGCCTGGCCATTTCGGCGTGCCGTCCTGGTTCTTTTCCTTGGAGTCTTTCCCGATGCCGATTTTGGCGCGGAACCGCTTGAAGTGGAGTTCCTCACTATCATCGACGGTCGTCTCGCCGATCGCGCGGCACAGCCTCGCAAATTCCTGTTGCCCGATCTCCTGGGCTTTCGCGCTGGAATGCTGAAGATTGAAATTCAGGAAGACTTTGCGGCCGGCGAAATCTTCCGGCGCGAGGACTTCAAGCGTACCCTTGAGCACGATGTCGCCCGTGTCTTTCTCGTCGACCTCACTCGCGACCATTTCAAGGTCGTAGATGCCGAGCGGAAGCTTCTGATACTCCTGTTGCTCCGTGTCGTGATCTTGTGCGTCAAAGGTACGGCCTAGTTTAGCCATGTGTTGCTCCTGTGGTGGAAATGGTGGTGTGGTGGAAGTGGTGGTTAGGTGGTGACGTAGTAGCGCCAGGGGCCGGCGCCATTGGCTCCGGATTGCCCCAGAACGAAGAACGCGGGCCGCTCACGGGTTACGGTTTGGAGCCATGCGACACGTTTGCGGCCGAACCTGTCGGCAGCTGCAACGGGAAACCAGGCAAACCAGTCTTCGCGCTCGAGCACTACTCCCGAGCCCCCTGGATGTACTTCGACAATTCCTCGAAGCCCCTGCCCTTGTGATACGGAATTTCGGGCGGCATGCTCATCCGGTTCTTGGCAAGAAAGCCGGCGCGCTCGTCGGTGTAGATCACGCGCTCGCGACCGGAAGAGCCTTCGGCCTTCTTTTCCTTTTTGCCGAAACCCTTGTCTACTTCCTTGAGCGTGGTGCGTTTATTAACGAACAGAAGCGCGTCGCTCTTTTCGACAATAAGGTCACATGCCCTCTTCTGCAGCTTCGGCCGGTAGCGCATGTAGGAATCGACAACCGGATCCTCGTGCATCTTCGTCTCGCAGTGCATGATCTGCACCACGTAAATCCCACGCTGAGCGAGCTCGGTGATGGCGCTGATGTATTCACGCCAGTCGTTGTCTGCCTCGAGGTAGCCCTTTCCGAACGCGGTTGGAGAGCCCTTATCGTTGGAGTCGATGGAATCCCAGGCCATCCGCTCGCACGTGTAATCCCAGATCATCGGCTCGATGCCGTCCAGGCTGTCGATGATCGCGGTCTGAAAGGGGTGCTCCTCCGTGACGAGCTCGCCAAGAATGTCGAGCAGGCTGTCGAACGAAGTCACTTCGAACGCCGCCTCATCCAGAATGACGTCGTCTGGCGGGTTCTCACCGCGGGTGTGCAGATAGATCGGGTCCGGAAACTCCGTGGCGAGGCTGGTTTTGCCCATGCCACCGGAGCCGTATACAGACAGGATCGGCGGGTGGTCTCTCTTTGTCGATTTCAGAGAGCTCAGAAGTGTTGCCATCAGTTTCCCTGTATTGCGTAAATGAGGATCAGGGTTGCCAGCAGAAGCAGAACAGTGACTTTCCACGGACTGCCTCTGCCAGCGTCGTCATCATCGTGTCGCCGAGGCATGACGGTACTTGACCGGCCGCTGCTCAGAAACCTTTGCCCGAGATTTGGCGGCCATGGCTCGACGCCGTTGGCCTCTTGTGAGGCCATCCGCATTCTTGCGAGGCTTGCCAGGTTCTTTTGCGAACCCATCACCGCCACGCATGTTTCGGAAAAGCGTCATGCGGCGATCGTGCGCAGCCTTGTCGACGGCCGGCGCTCCGAGAGACACGTCGGCCTTTTGCTCGCCATGAATGATGGCCGCGATCTTTTTGAAGAATTTTTTCATGCCTACGCCGCCAACTCCCGCGACGCTGTCAGCTCATCGGACAGCTGAAACATGTAGGCCGCACTGATCTGGCCGTAGCTCGGCTCGGCTCCGTCTTGCTTGTCCTTCTGGAACTGAATGACGGATTCAAACTGCGCCATGAAGGCAGTTGGATTTTCGACGTATCGCCGCATCCATTCATTGAATGCAGCCACCATGCTGTCCATCGACAGCGATTTTTGTTCGCGCATGATTACCCCGTTGTGGTGAACGCCCGCGGCTGGTTAGGCCGCGACCGAGCGATGTTTCGTGACGGTTTCTTCGTACGCCTCTGCGACACGTTTTTCCGTCAGGACGAACACGCCGAACTCCTGACCGATATGCATCAGCGACAGGCGCTCCGCTTCCTTCGTGGCGGACTCTTCGGAGGCGTGCACGAACGGTTTGACTGATGGCCGCGGCTCTCCGTCCTCGAGAAGGCAGACGATGGAGGCGTCGATGTAGGGTGTGACGTGTTTAGCGGCGATCCACCACCTGTCAGTGCCTTCGCAGAAGTAAGTCTCTTCCGGGTCATCCGGATCTACGTCGCGGATCCGAGCGATTTCGCCAGGCAGGTATTTGCTGTCCAGAGATATGCAAACCTTGTCGCCACGCTTCAGCAGCCCTTGTTCGGGCTCGATGTGTTGGTCGTCGACGAAAACCAACGCATCGGAGTCGTCGCAGACAACACGATATTTCAGCGATACCGCGTCGTCTTCAACAAATCGTACTTCGCCCTCCTTGATTTCCGTATGCGGCCCGAACCACCACCCTCTGTGACACTGATCCGTAAATCTCACCCTGTCGCCGACCTTGAATTTCGCCATTTCACTTCCCTCTCGTTAGCGAGACGACCTTGCTTTCAGCGTCGCCGCAATTCGGTTCGTTGTCCTGATCCATGTCTGCTGGCTCTTTCGGATCGAATTCCGGGTCCTTCTCGAGTTCGATGTCATTGAGCCAGACAGCTGAAACAGTTCCACCGAGGCGAACGAGATATTCATCGCCCCAGTTTCGCTCGTTGATGACTTGCCCGGTCAAATAGTGGTTCTGGACAAGTCGCACGCGGTCGCCATAGGAGAAATAGCGCCCTTCATCTGCACCGTCGCAGCTCATGCAGCCACGCGGAAGTTGCGGTGGTAGCTGACCGGAGCTGAACTGCGCCAAGCGCCGTCCTCACATTTGACAGCGGTACGGATCGCCTCGGCCTTCTGCTTCACGGTCCGATAGGGCTTGCGGTTGGTCAGATCGAGCTTCCCGGTTCGGGTGAAGTTGGTCTGATGCGCCAGGTGTGCCGGAACATTGTTTTTCTTGCGGTGCCGGGCCATTAGCGCGCCTCCAGGCAAGAGACAGCCGGCAGCGTCACAGCCTTGTGGCCGCAGAGCGTTGAACAACCGCCATTATTGAAGACGTGAGTGGTCACCTTCCTGATCGTGTCAGAAAGCAATTTCCGCTTCCGGGATTTCATTATTTTACCCTTTCGTGGTGACGAATCGAATTGGTGGCTCGATTCGCTGTTGACAAAGGTCTACAAATTTGTAATGTCGTATTTAGTAACGAAAAAACGCCAAAAAGTCAAGTTCAAATTTGTAGAGGTGGTCAGAGTGTCACGTTTGTCGAAGATGATTGAGCAGGAGCAATCCCGCCGCGGCCTTACTGAAAGAGAGATTTCGACGCGCTGGGGATGGGGTCAGCAAACGTTCAATACCTGGAAGAAAGGCAGCGTTCCGCGCCCAAAGATGTACAAGGGCCTTGCGGACTTCCTCCGCGTTTCGACGGATGACATTGCCCTGCTCGCGAAAGAAGCTTCGGTCAGCACTGGCAGCACCAAGCTCCCGAACCTTGGCTCGCCAATCTACGGGCGGCAGACCCCTGATGGGAGTTTGATGTTCGATGACGAGGCGATCGGCTTCGCTCAGCCGAACACGAAGGGCTGCTATGCCATCCGCACTGGCGGGCATCATCTCTGGGTCAATCCCAACCTCAGACCCGTTGCCGGTAATCTGGTTGTGGTCCGTAACCAGGATGGAACCGGCGAACTTGCTGAATGGCCGGTAGACGCTGGAAAATGTTCTGTTCATGTCGTCGTCCTCAAGGAAATGGTGTGACGACAGCCCTCTGATTTGTTGACCGGGAAAAGTACGTATGCTAGAGATCAGCCGCTTCTGTGGTGGAAGTAGGAACGGTGGAGCTGAACCCCAGCTTGCCCAGTACGAAGATCAGGCACAGGCTGTTAAACGGGTGGTGCCGGCCTTAACGGGTCGGCCTGTGTTTGATACCTCTTCTTTAAACCCCTCCCATAGCTTCGAGTCTGTGCTATCATCTTCTGATAAGCCAAATCTCGAATTTAATTCCAGATCACGTTGTAGTCGCATCGGGGGAAAGTCAACCAGAAATTTAGGGGGTTGCATGGAATGGCACGAAAGACTTGAGCGAAAACGCCTGGAAAAAGGCATCAGCGGCGCCGAGCTTGGCAGACTCTCTGGCATCAAATACGACAATGTTATGAAATATTTACGCGGCAAAGTAGAGAAGCCGAGAGGGGACACTCTTTCGCGTCTCGCCAGCGCGCTAGGTACTACAGAAAAGTTTTTGCTCTATGGGGATATCGAGCAAACAAACGGTGCGGCTACTGTAAATTATGACAGGGCAACTGCCGCAGAGTTCATCAAAACATCTAGTCAGGCGTATGATCAAAAGGTTTACAACGAGGCCTTTGACCTCACGCTGGAATTGCAAAAAACTTTTGCCAAAGAGTCCCTTGTCGGCCGAGAAGACTTCCAGAAAGCGCTCCTCCTGATTTACGAGGCGAAACTAAAAAACAGGACGTGACCGACCATGTCACGACCATGTCACACCACATTTGCCACAAACGAATATTGTGGAGGGGTTATGTGCACTGAACAATTGCCGGATGAATGCAGAGACGAAGTGCTTGAGATCTTTTTCGGGTGCCAGCGTCTTTCGATAAAAGAAGCCTTCGATCAATTCATTATCGATATGAAAAAGCTTGGAATGGAGACCTTTGTGGCTTTCCAGGCTGATATCGAGCTAGAGGTTGAGAGCTTCGAAGAACTTCAACAAACACTAAGCGACGCTCAAAAGTCGCGCCTCATGGAGGAATGCAACAGGTATATGTACTGGAAAGCGATTGGAGGCGACGATGCCCGGTCTTCAATTTGTTGAGCCGATCTCCGTCTCGGCCATCCAACGAGGACTGATCGACGACACGGCGCAAGCCATCTGGAAGCACTGGTCGAAATCTTGCGGCGTGGTCGACATGGAACTGCGCCCGCTACTCCAGCACTGCACGATTTTTGAGGGATTTGTCGAGCCTGGCCGGCTCTCAAGGATACTTGGTGTCGGCCGCCACACGATCACGCGGCGCATGTACGAGGGGCGCGTTGAGGATCTGACGCGTCAGAAAATCAATTTCGACAACGATTTTCAGCGCGAAACAACCAACTCACACTTCCTGTCGTCGATCGATCGAGAGACGCGGATAGACAGCATTGGATACGACTACCCGCTTCCCGATGGTGAGGACTGCTACCTGCATTACGACAGGATCGTATTCCCGTACACGACGACAGCAGGGGTTAGCTTTCTAATAATCTATGCGAAACCTCTTCGTGTCGTTTTGCCAAGAGATATACCATCGCGTCGATATCATCACGTGAGTTTGCCACATACCATAGATCAAACTTTGGTACACGCTCAGTGTTCCCCCACTGCAGCAGAAGCTCGCGTCTGAAGCCCCAGCCGTAGACCGCTTCAAGGGCGTTGCGGAAGTCGCGCCACGGTATGAAGGCGTAAACCAGACTGGCGTTGAATTTCTTCTGCGCCAGCACCTGGACGAGTTGACCCACAACTCGCCCCAAGCCTTTTACGCGATATTCTTCCCTCACCCACAAGTCGCCGACATATGCGACGCGACCGCTAATTCTTGCGGCAAAGTCATAGATCGGCTCATCGAGCCGCGGCTGGTAGCCGAACTCGGCATATATTCTCGGCCAGAATTCCTTCCAGTGGTCGAGCAATGACATTTCATCCAAGTCATTGATCCGGCCTGTTGCGGTGCAAACGACCTCGTCATCGGAATTCGTGACGACGATATAGAGAAAATCCGATCTCAGATACGTGCTCAGCCTGGAGTGCCACTGGTGGCCGACATATAGTTTGTCGCATTCTTCCATGCTGTCATGGAATTCGTGGTACTTCGTCAAATTGTTCCCGTAGTGGATACTGTAGCCAGCTGAAACAAGACTTGTTTCCAATCTTGATAGCGCTGCGGAAAACAGCATTTCACGCTCGACAGAATTCATACACAACCCCCACGTCGATTTTCTAGTTAAGGAAGTGTGTGCCGGTGCGTCAATCGTCAATGGGGAAAAATATTTATGATTTTCGTTGACTTTTTTTACAAATTTGTATATTGAGTCTGAGTGAATTTTGGAGGCGCACCGTAATGACAGATAGAACCGTCGCTGAGATAGAGTTTAAGGCGCAGCAGCGCCTGCCCGTTCCTGGTCGAGATGTGTTGGTATTGGTCGAGCGGATACGGGAGTTGGGGAGTGTGCTGCGCGAGATTGCTAACTCTGACGATGTAGATAACGCGCTGGATCCGGAACGCAACAAGCGGCTGGCTATGGCGGCCATTTCTGGAGGCCAACCATGAACACGGTTTTCCTTCTCATGGCGCAATTTGAAAAGGTCGCCATTCCGCTCGATGCCGTCCGCAAAGAGTTTTTTGGCGGCATGACAGATGTGGCCTTCAAGCGCTGCCTGTCCGATGGGCGGATCAAGCTGCCCGTCGCTCGTGCCAGCGACAGCCAGAAGTCTGAACGGTTCGTGCATGTCGCGGATCTGGCCGCCTACATCGATGAGAGGCGCGACCAGGCGCTGCGTGAGATTGGGTGAATGGAAAGGGAAGAGCTATGAGCAAAGAAGCAGTGAGCAAGATGCGGGACGGGCTGGGAAGCGTTGTGATGAAGATGAAGGACGATGAGGCCGCGGAGCCTCATCCGGATTTCGAGGTCTTCTCAGACGAGGCGTATTTCGGCATGTGGTGTCTGCGCCCGATCGGCAATCGTTCGTTTGACGAAACCATCCATTTCAACATGCGCGGCGATGCCGTTAACGCGTCTCATGTCGTCGCGGCATGGATGAAGAAGTAGAGGCAGGCCCGTGCTCGAATGGCTGAAGCAACTGGTCTGCAGGCACTACTATGTGGAGAGGGGACGGACGAAGCACATGGCCTTCACAGCGGTAGGCCCGGAACGATTAATTTTCTGGGAGCGTGGCCACGAATATTGTCTGAAATGCCGCAAATATCGGCGCGGCAAAAAGTATGAAAGTTGAGGTCCGGCAGATGGAAGAACTCACATGCTCTTGCTGCAATCGGCACGTCGGATGGATGAACTATGCAGGCCCTCGCGGGTCCGTCTACTGCGACGATTGCAAGGAAGAGGAAGACAGAGAAGAGGCAGAGCGCGCGTTTGAAGACGCCATCATGCCTGGCGGTTTTAACTGATCAGAAAGGCCCGTCATGGACGTGAAGATATTGACATTTCAGGGTGAAAACGACCCGAAACTCTACGCGTGCGGAAAGTGCGGGAGTGTCTTTTCGCCAAAGATTTACGCCGTTCGTGATGACATGGCACACGACGCGGCGCGGAGCCGAGCAGATGAATGTTGCGCCAAAAAGTATTGCGCCTGCGGTACTGAACTTGAGAGCGGCTGGACAGCCTGCGCACCTTGCCGCGAACGAAACAAGCTTCTGAAGGCAGACGTTATCGACGCGCAAAGCTATGACGGTGCCGTATCAGCAGATGTCACTGGTGAGTGGGGTGAAGGCTATTCGTCAAATATCGCCGCGATGATGCAATCCTGCGAAGATTATGACGAGCCTGTGCCGATATATTGCCATCCGTGCACGGAACAGCATCTGCGCTTAGATCCCTACAGCCTGCTCGAACAAGCGACGGACGACATGCACGAAGATGCAGGCGACCAGGTCGTTGATGCTGACGCGCTTGTGGCGTTTCTCAAGGACTGGAACGCCAAGCAGACCTGCATTTCATATTACGAAGACAGAAGCCGCGTGATCGTCCTCGATCAGGAGCGCTTTGACACACTGATTGCAGAGCGTGAACCAGCGTAATCAGAAAGGCCCGGACATGGCTGAAACGGTAGAAACTTGGTGGGGTGAAGTCACCATCATTGACAAGCAGGAAGCGCGGGAATTGGCGATCAGCGAGTTTGATGCCGCCGTCAGCCGCTTTGTCGATCAGATGCAAAGCGCGGGCGGATGTATGCCAGCCATAGCCACTCGCCTGCGCATCCATGCCGACGAATTGGCAGACCGCTTCCCTGATGATGCAAACTCGTGATCAGAAAGGCCCCTCGGGGCAGAAAGGACAAGCTATGCCGACGATGTTTGAACAGGCAATGCGCCTGGATATGGAAGAGCAAGCGCAGCGTGACGAGCAGTCAGACCTGCAATTTCAGGACTACGTCAAACCGTGGATGCTGGCGTGCTTTGGTCAGGAGATTGCCGACAACATCATCGAACGCAATCACCGCTTCCTTGAAGAGGCGCTTGAACTTGTCCAGGCGGAAGGCTGCACACGGTCTGAAGCGCACCAGCTTGTCGACTATGTTTTCGACCGGCCAATCGGTGAACCGCATCAGGAGGTCGGCGGCGTCATGGTGACGCTTGCGGCGCTCTGCCTGGCTGCAAATCTGAACATGCACAAGGCAGGTTCTGATGAGCTGAAAAGGGTATGGAAAAAGAAAGACCAGATCCGTGCGAAGCAGGCCGCCAAGCCGAAGCATTCGCCCGGCATGATCAGCGTGAAGGAAACAGTAGAGAAGAGAACACTTCGAACCGGTCGCGTCGAATACACGATCCAACTCGAAATCGGAGACGGTGAATGTGTCCGCGACATCATCGCTTTCGAGTTTGATAGAAAGAGTCTCTCAAGCTTCCGACAAGCGCGTGACCGCGCTTACTGGCTTTGCTGCGGCCTCTCTCAAGCAGAAAACATTTTGAAGCCGCTCGCTCAATCTTCGGCAGCGTAACCAGAAAGGCCCGGCTATGGGATATGGCTGCTACGAGCTGAACGGACGCGACCAAGGATATGGCGTGCCGTGCAAATGCGATCACCCGGATTGCGGCGAGGAAATTCATCGCGGGATGGCTTTTGCGTGTGGCGGCGACCCGATGGAGAACTGCGGACTGTTCTTCTGCAACAGGCATCTGGCCAACTGGCGAGACGACGACGGCAACGGGTGTTGCGAGCGGTGCGCATCAGATCAACCCGCATTCGATCCGAAGCCGGATATTCAGGAATGGATTGACTGGAAACTGACTGACGAGAGTTGGGCCGCCTGGCGGGCTGAGAATCCGGAGTGGGTCGCGAAGCACCAATCAATGTCGCCTGAGCCGAACGCCAAGCGCCATAGCGTTACGCCGAAGAGTTGTGACGTTGGCTGGCACATGCTCGCCTTCGCGTTCCTGGCCGTCACGGGCGCTGCGTTGGCTTTCGCCCCGCCCATAAGCACTGGTGGCGTGCGGGATGCTGTGGAAGGCCCGCTCTGGCATCTGGTCGCGCCATAA